ATGGGTAAGAAAGAGGTCTGTTCTATGGGTAAGTCCACGGGTAAGTCCGTAAGGAAGTTCCTGTTCCCGGTTCTTATCGTCATCGTATTATTGTCCCTGCTGGCACCGCTTGCTCTGGCTGCGGGCGACCAGGTGGGCGTTGTTTTCCCCTCTCTGGGAAGTAAGCTGGAGTGTGTGTGGGGCTACAATACCACCACGCGCAACTGGCTGCTCTATGAACCGTCTAACCTGAAAGTGAGCGACCTGATGAGTCTCAATGCGGGGAGTGGGTACTGGCTGCAGGTCAACGCGGACTGTGTTCTCTTTTACGGCGTGCATTCTTACAACCTCTACAAGGGGTGGAACCTCATCGGCTGGCTGGGTTCGGGGACAACTCCTACTCCGGGAGCTACTTCTACCCCTACCCCTACTCCCACCCCGGTAGAGGTGATGCAGTGTATTACGGGCGACACTTTTGCCTTGGGGGCTCCGGGATCTCCGAGTGCGGCCTGGTACGGTCAGACATTCCGCTGTCCGGCAGCAGTTACTATTGTGGGAGTTAAGGTAAAACTTACCCGCGCCGGAGACGTCGGGCGTATCCAGTTCTTCATCGCCGATACTGCGAACGGGTTCCCGCGTTTTATTATTTCCTCTACTGTTATTGCTGCCACATCATATACTTCGGGATCCTGGGTAAGTCTTCCTCTTCCGGCTAAACTGCTCGCGGGGAAAGATTACGTTGTGTTCTACCGTATGCTGGATTACCAGGACACGATGGGCACCTCTATCGGGTTCGGGTGGCGTGCGGACAACAGCGACCCGGTATATGCGTCGGGGAATGCAATTAAGTCAGTGGATAATGGGTTGACCTGGACGGCCCTCACCGGAACGGACATGATGTTCCAGGTATATTAAGGGGAGTTTTGGTACCGGGGGGTATCAGAAAGGGGAAGCTGTCATGGCTACACTAGAAAGGGAATCAGGGAAGTCGGGCAAAACAACAGCAGGTAAAGTGGAGGGGGGTACAGGGAAAATTTGTCCCTTGTGTGGAGGTTCCGGGTACATCTCGGTTATGTTTGCGGACGATACGCAGTTCCGGGATTGCCCGCTGTGTACTAAGAGTGTAAAGGATCTTCTGGCGGAGAGCGTTCCTCGTAGCGAGTACAGTGCAAAGGTGGACCAGATATGGGCTACCTGGAATGCTAACCAGAGTAAATAAGAAGGGGGAGTTTCGTATGGTTACAAGGGTCGTGGATAACGCTACGGGTAAAACTAGAGTGTCTCACAGTATGGATGAGCTGGGTCCTGCGTTCTGGCGGGCACAAGCCTTGCTGGAAAAGTATCCAGATATCTATTATACCAAGCTTGCTTCGCGGGTCAGGTCTTCTGATCCTAGTATTAAAATTGGTGACCGTACTTTTGAGCACTGGTCATACTTGCGAAGAAAGGACGAGCCGAATCAGATAAAAGCACTGAGACACTATAGAGGATACTATAAGGACTACCGTTTAGAGATGGGTGTTCTTCCACCCGGTCTGAGAAAGACTAATCCAGACAAGTCCGATCCGGTCAAGCTTGATTCAGGTCCGGTCAAGCTTAATTCAGGTGAGTCCAATCTGGACAAGTCCAATCCAGGAAAGCCTAATCCGGGAGAGGGGGATAAGGTGAAAGGGGAGGCCGTAAAGGGTGCTGTTTCTGTTAGTGATATTATCGGGTCTCTTTCTGCCCTCTCTGCTGTTGATCTTCTGGAGCTCAATATGGCTCTCAGTGCCGAGATGAGGTCCCGCTTTGATGGGATCGTAGGGACTAAAGAAGAAGAGGTAGTCAAAAAGGCGCTGGCTGCGCTGGATGGAGTCGGCATAAAAGTGTCGTTAGTGTAATAAAGTATCTGGTCTGGGAGGTTTTTTGTGGAAGTTCTAGTTAACGAGCCTATTGACCTGGAGGTGGTGGCGGATCTCTGTGCTGTCGGAATGAAGCGCCATCCGCCGCAGCCGCGGGACGTCTCCCGCTGGCATGTCACGGATCTGCTCCGTGCCGGGCATTCTATCGTCAAGGGGGATATCCAGTACGGTCCCGATGACGGCTTCCAGGTTAACGGTATCATGTCTATGGGCAAGATCTGGCAGACCAATGTCGACTGCTATCTCAGCCATTACGCGGTGGAGCGAGGGGGAGTTTACGTTCCCGACGTGGTGAAGGATCAGGATGGCATTCAGGCTAGCCTGGACGGTGTCCAGTTCATTCCCGAAGTGGGTTGGATGGTGTGCGAAACCAAGCTGCGTTTCTCTCAGAGTGAGGATATTCCCCTGGATCATCTGCAGCAGGTAAGAGCGTACTGCTACGTGCAGGAGACTGACCTGGTGTGTTATGTGAGCGGTCACCTGTCCAGTTCTCCCCCGGCAGCTCGTGCTCGTATGAAGATAATCCGCCTCACACAGCAAAGCATTGAGGAGTGCTGGCAGGGTATCGTGAACACCAGAGATTATCTTGTGTCTCTGGGTATCTCCCCGGCGACACGGAATTGAGGTTGATTGATGGATGGTGCAGTAAATAGTGTAGTAAGTAGTGTAGTAGATAGTGTAGTGGATAGTGTAGTAGATAGTGTAGTGAGCAGTGAATATGAACTAGCTGGGGTGGTGCTATCCGGACGTCAGAAACAGATGCTGGACCTGGCTATCCAGTGTCTTCCGGACAAAGTTATTGGCAAGCGGCTGGGGATCTCGCACAATACTGTCAAGAACTATATGCAGGAACTCCGTCGGAAAACGTCATGTGCCAACAGGATAGAACTGTTGAAGAAGTATTCCTGCTCTAATGCTGTTATCAGGGAGCGTAAGCGGATCGGCTTCGTGCTGGCCTGTCATGTGCTGAGTTGCCGTACGCCAAATAGCCATTCGGATATAACTTATGAGGGTGATTTTACGCAGTTTGTCAAAGATCTGCGGCAAGGTAAGGAGGTAACGTAATGTATCGTCATACTGTATACCGCCCAGTGGACCTGGTGTTTGAGCCAAAATTAGTGAAGTGCCCTGTCTGTAAGAAAGAAATGGAAGAGCATATTGTCTGCGAGGGTGCACGCTTTCATGTCCTTTCCTGGGACAACCATGGCAGCTGGTGTAGTGAACCGAACTGCGAAATTAATCATGAGCGGAGACATCGCCTGGAGCGGGAGGCGAAGAAACATGTCTAGTTCTGGGATGACAATCTCCGCGTTCTGGGCTAGGGCGGAAAAGATATTCAAGGAGCATCGTAACCAGGCCGGTCGGTTTATTACCAGTGATTTGACTGGAGAAGAACATTACCAGAACGTTATGGATTTTCTCAGCGACGTGGACTCTCTTGTGGATGACTGGTATAACCGAGGAGATGAGAAAACATGAGTCCTCATGGTTTTCCGGGGTTAGACGACTTTGGTATTCCGGATGATCTTCCGGATGATGTTTTTCGCCCGGATGAGCTAGCGACTCTACGTGACGAGGAGAGGGCTCGGAAGGCTATTGCTCGGCTACGAAAGAAGGGTCTTAACTGGAAAACTTTTGTCTGGATTGATATTCATAGTGTTAAACATAAGCTTAGGGACATCGACGATACTTACCTGAGCAATATTATCCATTATCTGGAGAGAACTAAGGGTCATACTGGTATGGTATTCACCCGGGAGGAAGTAATCAAATTTTTGAAAGATGAGTCTTATAGGAGGGTATCAAGTGGCCATAACTAAACGGGATGCAACGACAGATCAGAGGGTGATACAGGACCTTAAGGCATTAGGGTTCAGCGATGATATTCAGGAGCGTCCGAGACGACTGATTGTCTCGCTGTCCGGCCCGGCTAAGACGGGCAAGACGCACTTCGCTCTTACGGCTCCGAGTCCGATCTTCTTTATCAATATCGATATCGGGACCGAGGGAGTGCTGGATAAGTTTCAGGCAGAAGGAAAGAAGATATACTGCCTCGACGTCCGTGTTCCGAAAACAACCAAGTCGGAGAAAGACAGATCCGATATCTATGTCCCGATGTGGGGGAATTTGAAGGTGGTTTTCGCCCGGGTTTACGGGATGGGCTCCGGTACCGTTATCGTGGATACGGACACTGAAGCCTACGAGCTGGCCCGCCTGGCCAAGTTTGGTAAACTAACGCAGGTCATGCCGCACAACTACCAGGAAGTCAATAACGAGTTCCGCGAGGTGTTGCGCCTGGCCTTCGACAGCCCGATGAATACTATCTTCATTCACAAGGTAAAACCGAAGTGGGTTAACAATGCCCGCACCAGCGAGTTTGAAGTCTCCGGTCCGAGTGACATCGAGTACAACGTTCAGGCCAACTTGGAAACGCGGCGTATGGACACGGAGGATGGAACAGTGTTCTGTGTGTATATCAAGGACTGCCGTCAGAATCCTTCTCTTGCGGGAACGCTTATGCAGGGACTGCCTTTACAGTCCGGTGAGGCGCGTACCGAGGATCCGCTGTGTAATTTCGAGATGTTGCTCAGTATGGTTCATGTTACACACTAGGAGAGTACCGTAATGCCTGATATATTCTGCAGTGACTTGCCCAATGACCAGGACATGATCCATGCCCTGAATACAGATGCGATACCATTGCCCGGTCTCTTTACTGACGCCTGTTTCGGGGGAGCCGAGTCCAAGCTCATCGCTGTCGAGCGTAAGAAAGTGGGGGACATGGCGGACGCGATCCTTTCCGGGCGTTTTCTCTACCAGGCCCAGGTCTGCAAAGAGCAGGGTAGCGACGTGCTGGCTCTTATCGTAGAGGGAGACCGCCGCTCCAACCCCGAAGATGGTATGCTCGAAGTTCCTGTATGGAGAATCAACCCGCGCACGATGCGACGCGCCGAGTTCTGGGAACAGGTAAGGCCGGTGATTAGTTATTCCCGCTTCGAACAGTATCTTATCGAGCTGGATTACCTGGCGGGGATTATCGTAAAGCGGTCGCGTGATGTCAAGGAAACTGCTGCCATTATCCGGGCACTCAGGGACCAGTTCCAGACGCCGCCGGATGGACACAAGTCCCTGCACCAGATCTTCTCTTCGGTGCCCCGGATAGGTGTAGATCTCGTCCGTCCCGGGCTGGTGCGCCGGGTAGCGAAAGAACTTCCCGGCATCGGGTATGAGCGTTCCCGGACAGTAGCGGAGCACTTTAAGTCTGTCCGGGAAATGTGCAATGCTGATGCGGAAGAGTGGTCATCTTTGGAAGGAATTGGACAAAAGACGGCGGAAAAGGTAATATTAGCCCTAGGAGGTGCACAATGAACCGATGGATATCTGGGATACGTAACCTGTGTTCCAGCTACCGTCTCTTGCTTCCCGTGACCGTAGCACTGCTGGTTGTCATGCTTATTGGTGGTGCGGTGCTTGCCGTGACATACAGTCTTCACAAGATTGTGCCGGCAATGGTGACTGTTGTTTCCCCGACACCTTCTCCCACTCCCACACCTACGGAGGAGCCTGCTACGGATGTTACTCTGTATCTCGATGCCGCGTGTACTACTCCCATGCCAGCAGGCTACGTTATCAACTTCGGTACCTTTACCGCGGAGTCGTTCTCTCCTGTGTCTACTGATCTGTGGTTCAAAGGGACGGAGATTGACTATAGTACTATTGCCGTTACTGATGACCTTGCAGAGTACGATGTTATACCATTTGTCGGTCTCCCCGATGTCGGGCTCACCGACCATCCGTGCTTGCTGCGCCTCACGTTACCGCTTGCTATTCCTGTTGGAGTTTACAGTTTCCAGGTTACCGTTACCGGGAGCGGTAGCGGAGGATAGGTTCCCCCCTATACTCTTCTTTACCCCCCTTTACATGTGAAGCCCCCTGATTCTGTTACAGATATCGGGGGGCTTCCTTATATTCTTCTTTGTGCTCCCTATTGACACCCTGTGGATATTGTGGTATATTACGTTATAGAGTGTTACCAAGCAGGGTGATCTGCGTGAACATGCTGCTGCCACTTACGGTATGGGTCACCTGACATTTAACAAGGTGCACCTGGGCAACGATTTCTTTGATCATGTCAGTCCCCGGGTGACCGGTCTGCTGCTGCATGAGTTTGCCCACAATGTTGTGGGTATAGACTCTACGCACGATCCCCGCTGGTACGCGGAAGCAGACCGTCTAGCCGGTCTGGCGGTGCATTACGCTGCTGTGAATACCGAGTTTCAGAAGTATCTGGAAGAGGAGGCATAGCGATGGTTCGGGGAGCGTACATTAAAACAAAACCTAACCTGCTCAGGATGGCAGTACGTGTTGTCTGGTATAGTCTGATGCAGAGGAGAAAAGCGCAATAAGAACGCTGTGTTGTCTTTAAGAACCTATTGGTAATATCGCTTAAATGTGTTATATTAATGGGCGGATAGGGATAAAGGGGGAAAAGTAATGAATACACTGCATATCTACAGGGACGAGGGTCATGGTATAACGCGCACCAGCTTGGCGTTCTGGGATCAGAATAAACACCAGGTTGGCCGGATAATGCGGGTAGTAGTGGCTGATGTTATAGAGCGTGTCACTTCTCCCGCCGGGTACGCCAGTGAGTACAGTATGATTATTTACGGAAGTACGGGCATGATTATATTATCCGGCTGCAACTGCGGGTATGGTGGGGAAGGTCCTAATGGGACAGCAAAGATCCTGGTGGAGCTCGGGATGTCCGTGGACGAAGCGCGCAGAATGATGTATGAGAAGAGAATAGATTACCGCCTAGGGTGTCTCCCCAAACCGGTGGGTGTTCCATGCTAGTCATTGGCTTTATCTATAGGAGAAGAAACCGTGAGTGATTCGATAATGGGTGATCCAACAGAATCTATCCGCAAGGAATTGATCCATGATATCGAGGGGCAGGTCCGGAGCGCGGACGATGCCGCCGAGCGTGCTCGACTGGTCAGGTTGTGGGGTAAGGTGTGGAATACGGATGAGCTGCAGGCGGAATTCACGGTACACGGCTTCGGTGCCCCGTTCGTAATTGCTACTCGCATTAGCACCGGGGAGAAGGGTTCTCTTATGTTTCAGCATAGCCCCCGGTTTTATTTTGGCTGGGAACCAGCCGGAAAGGATTAAGAAAGGTAGAGAGGTATGATAACTGATGATACAATGTTGACTGTGCAACAGCTGGTGGAGCGACTGCAGGTGTCGGATGAAACCATTTATCGTTATATTCGAATTGGTATACTGAAGGCATCTCGTGTTGGTGGCTTGTGGCGCGTTTCCGAAGAGGCTCTGGAAGATTTTCTGGATAACCGGAGTGGCAGGAGAGCGCGTCAGCATCAGAGCGGCAGTGCGGTTTGAGGGAGGTCTGGATAAATGTTCGATATTAAAGTCGCGGTTCCGTTGTGGCAGCTGGTTGCCACCGGAGTATTCGGGGGAGTGGTCGGAGTGCTTTGCATACTGGTTACACTTTCTTTTTTAGGGAAAAAGGGTAATCGGTCTGCTGCTCCACCCAGCGTCCTGGATGCTCCAGAACCCCGTTCTCGGGAGGCCCCGGTGCGGAGTGCGTCTCCCCATGCTCCGGTAAGAGAGGAGCCTGCGAGAGCGGCGGTTAGTACAGACAGTACCTGCAAGCTCTCTCTTGAGAATACAGCTGTACTGATGTCCAAGTCAGCGCAGCGTAAAAACATCCGCGTGGCAGACCTGGCAGCCCTTGCCGGTGTCCCGATAGGGACGGTCAATATGTGGGCTTCTCATAAGTATATTGAGGTCGTGGTAATGCCAGACAGGACGCGCTGGGTAGTGGCCTCGTCGGCTTATCGTTTACTGGACCGGATGGGCGCTCTGACCACGGAGGAGCCTCCTGAGGAACCTTCCAGGAAACTGCTAGCGGATAAAGAGTTTGCTCCGGAAGAGGAGCAGGAGTTCCCTGACGAAGCAGATGTTTCGGAACCCGCTCCCACCCGGGTGCGTCGTGCGCCTCCTGTCTCCGTGAAGAGTCTGCCTCAGCCAGATCCGGGCGCTGTTGCGGTAAAAGCAGCTCCTGTGGCTCCTGTATCTCCCGCACCCAGTATGCCGCCGCCGGCACGTCACTGGTACTACGTTGATGGTAAGCCGGAAGCGTATCCTACTCTCAAGCAAGCTTTACAGGTGATGGGGTTCCCGGTTGCAGCAGCCAGTATATCTTGGAAAGACGTGCCGCTCATGGTCAAGGGGAGAATACAACGTACCGATGTTCTGGATGGGGGGAATGGTCAGGAACACAGTACGGGTTCATAATCAGTCGTATTCGTCGTAAATAAAATAAAAGTAAAGGGGATGATTAGAATGGAAACAGAAATGGGGAACGAGGTCCATTACAAGGTAAAGATTTTCCTGGATGGGAAGTGGTTCAAAAATGCATACGTCTTTCCGTCTCGTGCTGAGGCTACACAGTACGGGGAAAGTATGGAAGTAGAGAAGTACCGCTTGGTAGTCACCAGTGAACCGGTGGCGCTTCCTCCTCCCGAGGAGCCATTTGACGCAAGCATAGCGGAAAAGTAAGACTGATGGCACCACACGACAGCTCTTACTTCCGTCCTGCTCCTCCACCTCTTCCGGACCCGGCTACACTGCCGTTTCCTGCAAACCTGATACGGCGCTGTAGCGACTGTAGTCTGCGGCAGGGGTGTACTGCTCCCGTCCCGGGGGAGAACATTGTCTCCGGGGTGGAGATAATGCTCGTCGGGCAGAATCCCGGTACGAATGAAGATTTGTATGGAAAACCTTTCGTAGGGCAGGCGGGTCGCTATCTTGACTCTCTCCTTTTTAGCGCTGGTATTCCCCGCGAGTCAGTCTGTGTTACCAATATCGTGAAGTGCCTTACACCGCATAACCGTGCGATTACCCCGGCGGAGATTGCGTCCTGTTCTCCCTGGCTGGATATTGAAGTAAATCTGGTGGCTCCCCGCATCATTGTTGCTATGGGTGCTGCCACGATATACCACTTCTTGGGAGCAGGATCCGGAACAGTAGAACATCTGCATGGCAAGCCGATAGAGAAGGATGGGCGCATTATCCTCCCGGCTTACCATCCTGCTGCTGCTCTGCATAACCCGACACTGCTCCGCCAGTGCTCCGATGATTTCCAGGTGCTGCGTGGACTGGCCAAGGGTGCCAGCTGGCGCGACTACCACGTCATGGATGAATATCCTGATCCGTGCTATGAAGTTGCCGACACTCCGGCGAAGATCAAGCAGATGGTCTCCCAGATCAATGATGCCGGAGAGTTTGCGGTAGACACGGAAACCTGCCGAGGTCGGCTGTGGAGTGCCCAGTTTTCTGCCTGTCCGGGAACCGCCTGGTTCCTCCCAATCAGCGAGGAGGAGAGCACGTATCGTGTTGATTTGACTGGCTACCAGGCCACTGCCATCGTGCACTTCTATTTGCATGATGTGCAATATTTGAGAATTGCTGATGATCGCTTCATGGACACGATGTCCATGTCGTACCATTTAGGGCTTCCGCAGGGTCTTAAAGAGCTCGCCTCCCGTCTCTGCGGAATCCAGATGGTGAACTATAACGAAGTAGTACGTCCTGTCCAGGAAGAGCTCTCTCTGGAATACCTGTTGAAGGCGGCCTGCAAGGATCTTCCTGCTCCTCCGGAGACTGAGGAAACCAAATGGAACAACAAGAAAGGGGAGCTGGTTACCCGGAAAAAGAAACCTTGGCATATCTCTCGTAAAATAAAAAGTATCCTGGACGACTACGCGGAAAACCCGCTTACAGATCTCTGGGATCGCTGGCGTAGCATACCCGGTATTGAGCGTAGTGCTCTGGACCGCATTATGGGACCGATGCCTCAGGCATCGCTTATGGATATCCCGTTCCCGGATGCGGTTCGCTACGCGGCTCGAGACGCTGATGCTACCCTGCGAGTGTATTACAAGCTCCTGCAGCTTATCCAGAAGATGGATCTCGATTTTGTCCTGAACATGGACTTGAGAGTGCTCCCGATGGCGAGTTCTATGATGCAGAACGGGATGGCGGTGGACCTGGAGCATTACCGCAAGCTCTCCGAGGACTACGATATCCGTATGAGGGTACAGGCAGCTGAGCTGGCAGGAGAAGTTGGTCACGCTTTCAATCCGGCAAGCAGCGATCAGGTAGCAGCAGTAGTCTATGGCGAGCTGGGTTTCAAGCCGACAGCATTCACTCCTACCAAGGAAGTGTCCACCGATGATTCGGAGCTCAAGAAAACCAAACATCCGGTAGCCCAGGGGATTATTCAGTATCGTGGTCTCTTGAAACTGAAGACTACCTACGCTGATAACATGATTCGGTCGGCGCACCCTGATACGGACGGTGTTCCCCGGATACATACTGTGATCAAGACGACGCGGGTGGAGACCGGACGCTGGAGTTCTGCCAAGAATGATGATGGTGAGGGAGCCAACCTGCAGAATATTCCTACGCGCAATACCGAGTCCAAAGCAATCAAGAACGGGTTTATCGCTCCGTTGGGGAAAGTGCTAGCTGAGGGAGACTTGGCACAAATAGAAATGGTGTGTCTGGCTCACCTGTCAAATTGCAAGCGCCTGGTGGAACTTTTCCTGCGCGGTGGGGACCCGCATACCGAGATGGCGGCGACGGTCTTCGGTGTTTCCCTGGAAGAGGCAGCCCAGAGCAAGTACCGCTACCCGGTTAAGCGGTTGAATTTCGGTATTGCTTATCTTATTGGTCCGCAGGGTCTGTCCAACCAGATACAGGAGTATATCTCCGATCTGAAGATCGCGGGAGAGCCTGTTGAAATAGAGCCCTGGGATGTACCAACCTGCGAGAAGTTTATTGCGGAGTGGTACCGGCTGAATCCCGAAGTGAAGGACTTCCAGCTCGAGATGGCTGCAATGGCGCGCCGCTACGGTTACGTCAACGATATCTTCGGCCGGATGAGATATATCCCGGAGATAACCTGCCCGATACGTTCTGTTCAGGAAGCAGGGGCAAGACAGGCGGCCAATCTGCCGGTTACAGCGTCCGCGCAGGGGATTTTGAAAATGGCAATGTGGCGCTTATGGGAGCAGCTACCATACACAGAGTGGGCAGACCAGGTGAGATTTCTCATGCAGATCCATGATAGCCTGGTCATGGAAATAACAGACAATAAAGATATCTACAAATCATACCTGCGCTGGATGGACGATATCGTGCGCAATGTGGTGTATCTGAGAGTCCCGGTAAAAATGGATTACAAGGTAGGGAAACGCTGGGGAGAGTTGGTGAAAGTGAAGCTGTCCTGAGGGGGGCTGGAGAGTGATGAGTAAACTACTTGAAGCGTCAAAAATCTGCGAAGCCCTATCCCCCAGGATATTATGGAGGGGCATGAATCTAACCATACTTTATACCTATTTAAGTTGGTAAAGGAGGCATAAGTAGTGGTCCGAAGGCTAGTGAGAGGTTGTGGTGTTGCTCTTTTATTCGTTAGTATTGGGTCAGTAATATATTCTGGGCAGTTAGTTAGTGGGAATACACAGACTATCCTTAGATTATCAGGAGGTCTTTTCTCTCTATTTAGTTGTCTAATAATAATCGTGCCCGGTCTAGGAAAGGAGGCAAAGTGAAAGTAATATCTTTAGTGTCTGGAGGACTTGATAGTATCCTTGCAACTGATGTTCTTTTATCTCAAGGACATGAAGTTCTAATGCTATTCGCGGCCTTGAACCAAAATCCTATGGTACAGGAGAGAGATGCTGTGGGGTACTTCTACTCATTTTTCTCTCTTAGATATCCTGACCAGGTTTCTTTCCTCGAACAGAAATTTGACCTGGGTGGGAAAAAGAAGGTTGAGAGTACTTGGGGAAGAGCAATGATGTTAATTGGCAGTGCTCTCACTTATGATTACTGTCAGACAAGTATGTACTATGATGCAATAGCATTAGGTAGTCATAAAGGAGACGTTGGTTTAGATGTTAATCCTGACCGGATGGAAGCCTTTAAGAAAGTAGTTGAGATAAGTACTAAAGGAACAGTACAACTACTTCTTCCTATAGAGGAAATGACTCAGGAGGTTATAGGCTGGGAGTTCAAGAATAGGAATCTTCCTTTGGATAAAACTTATAACTGTTACTGGAACATCCCTTGCGGGTATAAAAGTCCCAGAGATACATATAGATGCCAGGGATGCAGAAGAAAAGCAATCGCTATGAGAGCCGCAGGGTATGATGAAGTAGAATGCGAAATGCCTAATTCCAGGACAAGGAGGACTAAATGCCAAAAGGATGGAAGCTGAGGGCAAGCCCATTGAGAAAGAGAGATAGGAATGAAAGATTTATGTTTGACAGATGAAAGTTTTGTTAAGCTAAAATCCCTTATCATGCACGAAAATTTAAGGCAACTCACTAAATGGGGCATACAAGACCACTCACCCGAAAGCTGGTATATGTTTACGTCTGAGGAATTGGGTGAGTTGGCAAAAGCTATTGGTGAATTTGAGTATCGTGGTGGATTGGCAGAACCTGTAGTTAAAGAAGCCATCCAGACAGCTACCCTATGCCTCAAAATTGCTGAAATGTTTCAGTCATTATTAGTAACCGAATTGGGCAAGCCCGCCGAGAAGAAATCTTGATATCTTGTGGATAATATGTTATTATTCGGTATGTTAGGGAGTAATGATGGTATGAAAGGTAACATGAAAGGTATCAGGATTACTAAATCTAATCTTCTCGGTGTCGCGGTCCAGAGCGTCCGGCATGGCAGGGGGCTCGCAGAGTTCCGTACCTACATAACGGAAGCCCGGAAATGCGGTCTCATTACTTTCTCTGACAGCGAGATACAGTTTCTGGTTAACTCCAATAAAGATATGATTTTCGGTAAGGGTGCCCGGCTGGTGGAGCAGGACACTTTCCTGTCCGACGAGACTGTTATCGGAGATGGGGCTCCCAGCTGGTCAAAAGAGCACCTGCTGGGGTTCCTGGAAGGTATCGAGAGCAAGAAGATCGATATTGCTCCCTTGGAGAAAGAGATCCCCGGGTATAAGGACCTGATTATGCCAAACGGGCCGCAGGTGCTCATTAGAGAGGTTATCCTGCTCGAGCATCTTTGCAAGGTCGTGGATACTGTTATCCTACAGCCTCTGTTCAAAGTTCTGGTTTATTTTCTTGGGCGTACGCATCCGGCCCAGCTGTATATTATCGGACGGGATGCACATACCCGGGACCCGTTCTGCCTGGGTGTTCCCAACGGGTTCGTGGACCAGTCTATTGAGACATGTTTACGTTGGACGATGGATCTCCATAAAGGGGATACTGTTGAAGAAGTTTGATCGCACCGAAAGGACATATTTATGCAGCTGTTCATAGGTTTTGCTATTTTGTTTGGTATCTGGATTGCGCTAAAGAGACTGAGTAAGGGAGACGATGAGAAGGCGCAAGAACAACAAATTATTGAGATATTAGACAGGATAATAGTCATATTGGAGCGGCGGTATGATTGTCCGCCAGTCGCACAGGAAGGAAAGGGAGAAAGCAATGGCGAGAAAATTTAGACACGGAGATATTGTTTTCACAGAGGTGAAGTCTATTCCCGAGGGCCAAGTAATCAAAGAGGAAGACAAGCTCGAGATGCATGGTGAGACGGGAAAGATCCACCAGATGCTCGGCGTCAGGGTTGTCACGGTCGCACGTAAGGTTACTACGATCGAGCGCCCGCAGGTGGACTGGTCCTGGTTGGGCGTTATTGTCCCACCCGGGGGCACCGTGATAACACACCCGGAGCATCCGGACATGCGCATTCCCGAGGGCACGTTTAGTGTCTCCCGGGTCCGCTCGGTCACGGCATACATTGACTAGGTGTTGACAATGTGTGGAAGATATGGTATATTATTGGTAAATAAGGATTAATGATAGGGTGTAATTAAAGAGAAAGGGGAACCAAAATGGCAACCAAGATGACAACAGAACTCATGAAGAAATTGTACGAGACGAAGCAGCAAAAGAGGGCTCTAGAGGCCCTGGAAGCATCTCTCCTGGACCAGCTCAAGGCACTGGTTGACCCGGTATTTAACAAGAAGAGCGGTCCGATTTCTGCCGGTGGCATCATCCTTACCCGCGTCCCGGCGCGGAAGTGTACGGTCAGCACAGACAAGCTCCTCGAACGTGGTGTCAGTCCGGAAGTCATTGTCTACGCAACGGAGATTACGGACTATTTCCGGTATCTTCTCAAGGAAGACAAGCTGGTTGCGGCAGAAAAGGTCCGGGCGGCAGCTAAGACAGACGACTAGAGTATGTTTGTTTGTAGTTCGTAGCGGAGGGGGAAAGATGAATAACTTGCTGGTGGTATACCCCTGGATGGATACCTGGCGGTTCTTAGTAATTTTACTAGTAGCTCTCGGTGCATTTGCTGCTGGAGGGGTAATGGTTGATTCGGATTTGCTAGGAAGTCTACTAATAGGCTGTACAGGTATAGTAGCTTACCTAATAGCAGCCCCGCATATGTCGGAGGTCCCACCTCTCGAGGTCGTTCCTCCCATGATAGCCTTAGTAGTGCTAATAGTTGTAAGTGGACTCAGGGAGGGTATAAAAAATGAGCAATAATGATAATAATATAGACCAGAAAGATCAGGTAGGTCAGGTAGATCAGTCGGGGCAGGCAGACCGGGAGGCTGGTGCTATTAATGGCGTTCCCACCGACCGAATTGGAGAGATAGTCAAGCAAGAGCGGTGGAAAGCATGGAAAATGATCTTGATAATCCTCTGTATTACTTTTGCCCTGCTGATTTCTCTGTTCATAGTCAACCGGATACGCATGGAACGCCTATGTATAAAGATTACTCAGCTGGAGGCCGAAGTATCGAAGTATAATAATGAGCTGATCCGGGTGCCTGCAGTTCAAGCTGGACCGATAACGGTGACAACGTACTGGGGTGACGGCACTTTCTCCTGGTTAGAAGTTTTTGATTCGGCTGCTGAGGCCGATCATTATTTTACAGTCCTGGCAGAGTCTCTAGCGTTGTATGGTGCGTCCGTATTCTCTCATACAGACCCCTACGAGCTCTCCGAGGCTTTTCCACTGGTATGGGAGATGTCGGTCACTGTCCCCGCAGCCAAGCATGAGCTAGAGCAAGGTATCCAGGAAGTGTTACGGGGACTAGGAGCCTGGGATGATATCCGGGATACATCGGAATCATGGGGGCTGCCCCGAGACCCAGGTCCTGCGATATTGGGATAGGAGGATTAGCAGGATGAAACGGTTGCTGGTTCTGGTTGCAGTGATAGTAGTCTTGTTGTCGGTAGTTGTCGGCTGCAGGAGAGACAGGGAAGGAACAGTAGTAAGAATGCAGGGGGCTTATCCCCTGGATGTGCACTACTATCACGACGACGATAACAGTGTCGGTATCTGGGTGTACCGTGATAGTCTCTTTGTTCTCCCGGATGAGGATTACAGGTAGGAGGTAAGTTTATGGATCGTGGTACTGTAGCAACATTTGTTGTCCTGTTTATCGTGGTCGGCGTAATTCTCATTGTGCACCCGTCCTGGCTAAACCGGATACCCTATCTCGGTGTTATCTTTTCCCGGATGGGTAAACCCCGTATCGACCAAATCATGGCGGAAACGGAGCAGGAGAGACGGGAGGCGGTGCGGCTAGAGAAATTACTGCGTGCGGAGCAGGAGCTGTTTAAAGCCCGGTCTAACACGGCCCGTCTGCGGGAGGAAATCAGGAGTACCCGTTCCAGTAATGGGAGTAATGATACGTTCGATAAGCTATTTCCTCCCCGGAAATAAGTCTATTGACAGAATAGTTGGGTAGGTGGTACACTGTATGGGTAGATGGAAGCGCGCCACCTATTTTATTAGGCGGTAGAACAAAGAATAGGGGGTTATTAATCAGAGAAATGAGTACGCGAGCGATAGTTACGGTAAAGAGTGCAGATGGAACAGAGACCAGGAGACTGTACTGTCACGGTGATGGTTACCCCTCAGAGGTGGGTAAGCTGGTCTATAATTTTGCTAAATTCTCTCCCCGGATTGATGGCAATAGTTCTGGTAGTACTATGCAGAAAGTTGCGTTCGGGGACTGGAGCTCTAAGGACCCTGTAAAGCGGGAAGGGAAGTATCATAAGCTTCCTCCTTTAGGACAAGCCTACTCCACAATGTATAACGTGACTGTTGATCCGGATAAGTTTGTTCCTGCACTGATCTCGTTCATGATCAACAAAGGATATGGTGGCGTCTATATCACCGACCGGGACCCGGTAAAGGAAGCAGCGGAGAAGGGCCACGGTGATGAGTATGGCACTGACATCGAGTGGCACTATGTCGTTACCTTGGGTAAGGAGTATGGCGCTGCCCCCAAAGTGGACGTTTTCGAGTCAATTGCTTATGGTCCGAAAAAGCTGCTTTACAGAGATTCGAATGGCAAGGATGTCATGTATGGCTCCCTGCAGAAGTTCGTCAGTCGCGGCTCTGTTCCCCAGGCGATTGCTCTAGAAGAACGGAAGTACCGAGCACAGCAAGAGAAAGAGGAAGCAGAAAAGAAGCTGAATGAAGAGAAGAGTCTGCTTACTCCACTCACTCCTATAAAGCGTGGTCGCAGGAAGTCTGCTCTCACCAGCGTCAAGCCACGGTATGCTAATATCAAGAATCAGGTAGGAGGGATGAGATGAGAAATACAGGTCTCGGCTACGATGGCTATCGTAACATTGATAGTCACCGTTATCCTCCGCGCAGGAATCTCCCTCTCTGCCGCTGCTGTGGTAAACCGGTCTACAGTTTCGACCGCTACCCGATCCATACGAGATGTATTGCCAAACACTGGGGGAAGCATGCCCGGGGTATCAATGCCAGCCGCTGCAAGGAATTCAGCCATCTAGCACCCCCGAGACGTTCCCGGAAGTCTTCTGTACCAGTTGACTACACTCGGGACTATACGTTAACCCGACCGAGGTATTAGAAATAGGGGTAGTGGAATAGAAAGAGGTCTGAAAGGAGAGGAAGTAATGCCGGTAATACGTAAGGAAGATATCGTGAAGCGGGCTATGACCGGACTAATTGGGGACAACCAGAAGACGGTAACCGCAGACAAGCTCTACAAGCGCGTCTGGGATCAGTGCAAGCGTCTCGGTCTTTATTATCCTGCCTGGCCCGTCTTCGTGGGAGCGGTTCGTGCTAATGGGGCTACTATTGTTGCCCGTAAGAGGAATGGTAAGACTGTTTTCATAGTTAATTTGCCCCGGAGGGGGAAGCTGGGAAGGAGATAACAATGTCAACTATTAATTTGAGGCGGTCCTGTCGTACAACGTCTGGTTTCTTTCATCGTCTGACCGAACGTGGTGGTCGAGGATACGGTGGTTATACAGTAACCTACCATATAGGATACAACATCTTCGAGTTTGATGAGATCGGTCTCTGGCTCGCCGAGAGTAAGCTATACCCAAAGAGGTACTACCGGGCACCAACCCGGTTGGCACTCATTAACCTGATTACTGATTAAACGTGAGGTGTCAAAAAGAGGGGGAAAAATTAGATGATTATTAAAACAACTAAAACACGCACTCCTCACCGCTGCAGCTATTGTATGCGCATGATACCTACCGGGTACAATGCCATGGCGAAGTCTCGCAAGGTAGGCAAGCTGGCATACCCGGAGACGATCTACTTCCATCAGAAGTGCTGGACGGAAAAGCAGCTGACAGGAAAAGACAGGAAACCCGGGACGTGGTTTGACCGCGCAACAGGTAAGTGGAGGACAGGATAGCAGATGGTGACGACAACACCTACTGAAAGAAAGAAGATTTCAGGAGAGTGGTATTCCTTGATAGCCAGCTTTCCTGCAACACAGAGGGGAAAATCTGATGCGTACGCAGTAGCTCGGGGGTACTCTTCCCCTAAGAGTAAGTTATCTCGTAGCTACAAGTCCGCTGTCGTTTCTATCCTATATCCGTACCATAGAGTACAAGCCTACGGGGTCTATATTCGAGATATTGGCAGGAGGAAATAGATGGTAGTAAAGAAAGTAGCAAAGAAGACGGTAAAGAAACCGGCTCCTCATACCCAGGTAGAAGTAGCCAGGCTCCCCAAATGTGATTTCTGCGGGGCTCCTGCTAAATATGATGGTCGCACTGGTCTTGGTCCCTGGGCCAATATGTGTGAGATGTGTTTTCATGAATATGGTACCGGCTTAGGTCTGGGTAAAGGTCAGAAGCTGGTATTGAAGAAGGCCACTGTGAAGAGGACTGTGAAGAAAGTCGCCGCGAAGCAGGAAGAAGGCTCCGAAAAAGGGGCTGTGGAGAATCCTAATGGACCTGGGTCATACGATCAGGGATTTGCGCAGGGAGTAGCAGATTACCCGGATTTCAAGCCTCCGAGAGAACTCTCTAATACAGTATATGGACGTGGTTACACTGATGCTTACGATATGCTCTACTACCCCGAGTTCGAGAAGGAAATAAAAGAGAAGAAAAGAGTCAAAGTGAAGGGAGAGCGGACCAGGAAAGCCGTCCGGCGTTCTGGTAGCACATCTGGGATAGTAGAGATAAGGAGAAAGTAAAATGTCTAAATACGAAGCGGGGAACTGGCCCCCATATAACGTAAAAGCTATTGTGGGCAATATAGAACAGGTGTTCAAGAAACACGATATCAACAAGCTGAACAAACCAGCCTATCATTTTATTTCCCAGCACATGGGCTTCATTGCACACTACGGTCTGCACGGATTCCGCTCTACCTACGAGGACCTGGAAGAGTTTGCTAAGAACCTGCAGACCGGGGAGATGAGCGGCCGCGACTATAATTCCAATCTACACGAGGCAGACCGCCATGAGAGTGATGCTGATTTCGACAAGTGGTATGGTCCGGCGTACAACAAGAGCATCGCCGAGACTATCCGCGGTATCGTAGCTGTAGCACGCAAGTACCACGGGCAGGGCACAGCGCCCATGCTCGACCTCGATGAGTCGGACGGTGGATATCTTCCTCTCATGGGGGCAGTAGAGCCAAAACACAAGAGCCCTGCTCCCCGGAAGGAGAAGGGCGGTGTGGGCAACTATCTGACAAGGATGAGGTGAGGGTACGAGAGAGGCGAGAGTACGAGAGAGGCGAGAGTACGAGAGAGGCAAGAATATGAAATTTGTTATTGGTGATCGGACAGCAGGATATTCTTACTCCTATGGCCCACGGACCTGGCATGGTCTGCAGAAAGATAGTACGGGTAAGGGAGAACCTTGGTCGACCCAGGTCTGGCAGAACGGTAAAGTAGTCCGCCGGGATCATCACCGTACAGCAGCAGAGGCGATTAACTACTGCCATGGTCGCTACGAGCGATTCTTTGAGACAGGATCCTTGAAAGTGCATATCGGGTTAAGGAAATTAAGATAGGAGGAAGAGCATGTTAAGAGAACCTGCGGAAGAAAGAGTATTCACCGAGTTTGATAATGCCTACCGGAGCGATGATAGTGGTGGGTCAAGAGAGCTGGAGAAGCTGTTGTGGCGCTACAGCAACAGTCCGGAAATACAGAAAGGCGTCGACCAGGCTTTCATCACTGTATGCGGATATTCTCTCAAAACACTGGCGGGGACTAAAAAAGACCCTGATGCAGCCTGGGATAAGTTTACTAACGCCTTGCAACAAGAGAGCAAAGGATTACTCTTGTCATGTGCATGAGTGTCGCTACAACATCCACGCTCTGGAACTTCCAGAGTATGCCTATGATGTTCTAGTTCATGTTGTTGGGTAATGAAACGTGTAACGGGAAAGGATAAAACATAAACATGAATAATGAAGAAAAGATAGCACAGATAATTTATTACGGGTTTCATAATCCTAAAGAATACTCATGGGATAAAGCAACAAAAGAATATAGAGAGAAACACCTTAAAATAGCCAAGAAAATATTCATGTTGTTGGGAAGATACGGATGAGGGTGATATGAGTAGCTGGAGATATCTTATCTCCGTATACCGGGGCAACCCTGAGCTCAGGAGAGGGATCAACGACGCCCTTATTGCTTTATGCGGCTGGTCTCTGCCGACACTGGCGGAGAAAGCAGGAACACGAAAGCTCCCCGAGGAACTTCCGCTGCCGAAAGTGTTGTCTCCTGCGACTAAGGCTGTCCGGAGTGCTGTAAAGAGACACTCCAGTAAGAAGTCCCCTGCCGGATTCGGGGGATTAAGATAATAACCAGATAAGGAGAGTTAATTGTGGCAACAGCAAAGAGAACGGTAAACGAGGGTGCTAAGCCAGTAATAGATACTGTTTCCGCACCCAAGGAAAAAGCACCTGGCATCCGGGAGACCATCATGGATAACTATCCCGATAACCAGTTTATCTTCCTGGAAGGACCGGGACTGGACAGTGCTATCCTCGGTGTTTGCAACCTCTTCGGCAAGGACCCTGTGATCGCCTACGATGAAGAGAAAGTGATCAAGTCCTTTATGAAGCAGGGTATGACCCGCGATGAGGCGCGGGAGTACTACGAATTCAATACTGCCGGTGCCTACATGGGTGAGTTGACCCCGGTATTTATCAACCTGATGAAGGACATGATGTACTAGTGAAATAAGGAGGTGGACAATGGCACAGTGGAAAACAGCACAGAAGATATTTGACGGTAAACCCTACTTCTTCCATAAGCATTTTATTCTCAAGAGAGATGCGCAGAGTGAGGCGGAGAAGCTCCGCAAACGCGGCCGCCTTGCCCGGATAACGTATGAGACGGGGAAGTATGCGCGCTATATGGTCTGGGGGAGAGGGAAGTGATAGCACGAGGGCACCACAATACCACTTGACATCCGTGGTAGATATGGTATAATGTGGTATATTGTGTTAAAGGAGTGTGGCTATGGAAGATAGATATGTAGAGGTTTGGCAGAACGGGAAGATGGCTCACCGTGCCACAATCCGTGAGGACTGGAGTGGAGAAGATGCTCGTTCTTTAGCTCGCTTTTTCCCTGGTGGCCGGTTCAAGATCGGGGATAAGCTTAGAGCATTACAGGATATCGGTTACCTCATGGGTCAGGATGATGATGATAAGATTGCCGAGGGTGAGATTGTTACAGTAGGAGGTAGATAGATGTATCAAAAATTAATGACTAAGGAGATCCTGGACAAAATCCCCCCGCTCTACGGACAGGAGAAAGTCGCGGATCCCATTGTCTATGTGAAGTTCTTCTGCCCCTGGAACCAGTGGACCTGGTACGCGACCGAGTACCGTCCTTCCGAGAAGCTCTTCTTCGGCTGGGTAAAAGGACACGAAGAGGAGCTGGGGTATTTCTCCCTGGATGAGCTGGAGTCTGTTAACGGTCCATTTGGTCTGAAAATAGAGCGCGATATGCATTTCGATCCCAAGCCGCTCTCCTGGGTGAAATCCGGGAAAGAGTACGGGAAGTGGGGGCCGCTGCATGAGGCCTTGGCGAAGAAGTCAGTCACGAGAAAACCGCGGCGCAGGACCAGCAGCAGGAAGACTGCGTCCGGGATGAAGGGAATAAGCTAGAGGAGGGGTGTAGTAATGGCTATTCAGGGAATATATTATGATCGATATCCTACTAAGGTGACGGCCAAGAGGGCTGCGAAGGGCCTTCGTAGCGGGAGGATAAGAGTACCCCGCCCTGTCCTTGCTCCTAAGGGATGCTTAGCTCACGTTGAGCCCGCAGGAGATGGTCACGGCAGCTGGGACGTCTTCTTTATGCCAAAGAGATGAGTGTAGAAGGAGTGCGATAGTGGTTACAGGATACCGCTGCGGTGCAGTAGGAGACTATTCTGGGGGAGATCCTAAAGAGGCCTCTATCGCCTGGAAAGCGCTCCAGTATGAGCATGATGAGCAGGGAAACGACGACACGGAATCCGTAGCGAAGTTTCTCGGCATACTGGCTACTCGCTGGTCTGACGTGCTTACGGAGTTCAAGAGAAGATATCCAAACACGCAGGGTATCTGGCTTTCCCGTAACAAGAAGGAAGCGGAGCAGTACCGTGAGTTCGGCGATCCAGAGCCAGTTAAATATGATAAGAAAAATGTCATTATTGACCTTGGTGGAGACGGCATTTTCGTGCTCAATGACCGGTCCCTGGAGGATGACGACCTGGGCTATGTTAACGAACAGGGCCAGTGGGAGTTCTTCCAGCCGAAGGGCAGCACAAGGTATGACCACACTAAAGGAAAATATGCCAAGAGAAGGCTGTACCCGAACCTGACGAGTATCAAAGAACTAAAGTAGCGGGGTATTGTGCAGAACAGTAGGTATATGGTAAGATGTATGGGTAGATACTATAATCTGGTTTAGGAGGAATGCGATAATGGTCACTCCTCAGCAAGAGCTGGAAGTACTGGAGAAATTTAAGGCGCTGCAGGACCGCGAAGATGGTTACCTTTCCTCTGGAATGCTGCTGCCTATCGGGTACGCTAACGACTGTATTGCTATCTGGCAAGATTGTCAGAAGGAGCTTCGCAGCCTGAAATCTCGGGGAACCGTGAAGCCTCGGGTCTCCCGGGTAGCCGTGAAGAAGAAAGCATCTATCAGTGGATTCGGAGGGATAAGATAATGCCTATCAAAGTCGTTTATGAGAAAAATGGTGAGTTCGACCACAACGAGTGGACTGGAACGGTCACCGACCTGGTTAACACAGTAGGAAGCAGTGATGCCCGCTTAGGTCCGGTCACAGATAAAATCAGCGGGGCCAAGATCTGGATGAATATCGATAGTGATCCCGACCCGGAATACCGCGGCGTGAAAGAACCCTTCTACATCGAGTCTCCTGACGGGGATAACCTGTACGATGCGCGCAACCGCAGGGAGGCAATCATGATGCTGCGCAATATACGCCAGGGGAAAAGAGCAGACGGAGTGCAGTATTTCACCGATACGGTACTCAAGCCACGGAAGAAAACGCATTCTGGCAAGAAGAGTAATGCTCATGTTAAATATACCCAGCAGCAGATAATCGGTCTCGGAGACAAGATGGGGAGGAGAATATGAGTAATTACGGCAGAAAAGGAGAACAGTTCCTGGTACCTGTGAAGACTTTCCGAGATAGAAGCAGTGCGCTCAATTATGCTGCCAAGCTACGTCAACAACGGGGAAGAAGAGCTCGTGTTTTCGGAGGAACAGGGTTATGGGCTGTTTACTCCAACTGGTATTAACCGAAAAGGGGAAATAGACAATTAATATTGGTAATAAGACGAGGAGGAGAATATAAATGACAGCGCAGCTAACTAAGCGATTCAACGGCAAGGTGTATGAGTTGTTATCGGGTAGACCTAAAACCAAATCTGCTGCTGAATTCACTGTGGCCTCCTGGCGCAGTCGTGGAAGAGATAGGGGCGCGAGGATGGTTAAGGTAAAAGGTGGATATGCTGTCTATGTGCGAGGTGGCTAATGAGCAAGAATAAAAAGCAGTCCTGGATCTGGATGCGTAAGGGAGATAACGCCGACTACGAGAAGTATGACGGCTCCTTTGATGCTGACTTCTATGTAGGAGGAATACGATGAAAAGTTATAAAGTAGCAGTCAAAGTCTACGGTGAACCGAACTGGGCCTATAATGCTCAGCGTTTTGCTACCCGGGGAGAAGCAGAGCAGGCAGGAAAGGATCTCTCCGGGCGCTGGACGTCCCTGGAGAAATTTGAGGTGCAGGAATCACCTGATCCAGTCAATTACAGGATCGCGAATGGGACAATGGAAGAAGTCGCCAGCCCTGCTCCGCCACCTGCTCCCAGAGTACCGGCGGCTGTTCCTCCTCCTGTAGCAGTTCCTTCTCCCGTATCTGTGGTGTCCGAAGAGGGGGAAGACATGCTTGAGGAGAAACCTGTCTCTCGGCGCAGGAAAGCACAGAAAGCACCAAAGAAAAAGCGCAAGGAGAGAAGCTTTGTAGACGGGTCCAGTATGTCGGGGATATTTAATAACACCAAGGATCTATTTTCAAAATAAGGAGGTAGAGTGGTGGACAGACCTGTATCAACTAAGCAGATTGGTGATGGTAAACTACCTAACAAATTCTGGGTATCCATATCCGAGGATTATTACGTTGTGTCCGAGCCCGGGGTGATGGACTGGGCGAGTGACCAGGGTATTATTAAGAACCCCAGGGGCAAAACGCTGGCCGTATTTTCTAGCTACAAAGCCGCCCGTAATTTTGTGGACAACGAGTTACCAGAACTCGGTAGGGAATATGACGATGGTATCTCTGTTAACACGATCACCATCGAGGACAGAATATCCGGGGAGGTGTTCTGGAGAGGTATCGAGTTCGACCCTCAGCATGGTGACCGTTGGGAGAACGAACGAACGGATCTTGATTTTACGAACAAGACTGTTGCGGCACGAATAGCCAAGGCCAGGAAGCCGAGGCGCAAGAAATCTGCGCCGTCCGGTCTGGGAGGAATAAGATAGGCATATAGGTAGATATGTCTGCCGTTTTAGTGTATACTAGTATTATTCAAGGACAAGGAGGTAACCAGCAATGGTAACAGGAATACGGTGTCCGGAAGGACACACCAAGGTTTGGAAAAAAGGTACCGTCCCGACCCGCAAGGGGCCGAAGATACGCTATGTCTGCTACATCTGCGGACGGTCTTTCTATAAGAAAGCCACGTCACGTAAGCCTAAGGCGAAAAAGGCATAGATCGTGTCGAGTAAAGGGAAAAGATAGTGCCAGCACAACCACGACTCAAATTCAGTGTCGGTAATCTCAAGGTAGGTAAGGATACCATTATCCTTAATATCACATCTGCTAGGGACTGCGAATCGTTCAAGCGCGGCCTCTGCCAGGTACCCCCGGGGAAGTGCTATGCCATGCGGGCAGAGACGCAGTACCCGGACTGCCTGCCTTACCGGCGTAAGCAGACCCAGATCTGGGACCGGTTGACTGCCGAAGAGATTGCCGACCAGATAAAAGAGACCGTGAACCACAAGCGGAAGATCCCTATCAAGTTTCTGCGCATGCAAGAAGCGGGAGACTTCCGTAATCAGGCGGACGTTACCAAGACCAGTCACCTGGCGGGCCTGTTGCGAGGAGTAGTTACTGTCTACACTTACACGGCCCGCCGTGACCTGGACTTTTCCCGCATCAGCAGTAATTTGATTGTTAACGGGTCCGGTTTCATGGTGACCAATAATTTCCAGGTAGTCAATGAATTCCGTCCCGGCCCGCAGTGCCGTGGCATCAAGGGCGGCGGCTGTTATGGCTGCAAGCTCTGCAAGTCCCGGGGAGGGAAAGTGATCCAGGAGCTCCTGCGGGGAGGCAAACTCAAGACCAGCGCCAACTCTGATATCGATACTACAGAGCACGGTGGTGTCCCCGAGATTGATCTCGCGGGAGGCCTTCTCCAGCCGAAGACCAGTGCTAAGCGTACCAGGAAAACTACTGGTAAGAAGACACGACGGTATGCAGATGGCTCTCCTATGATTGACTTTGGAGGATTGAAATAATGAAGGGGACTCCTGTTATTTTTAGAAAGTGGCCAAAATCAGAGGGTGGAGACATCCTTGCTTTATTTCCTACCCTGCCCGGGACAAATAACCCATATACCTGTTCTGTCGGAGGAATAAGATGAACCAATCAATCAGGGTTACTGGGAAAACCTACTCTGACTTCCTGCGCCATTTAAAGAGCAAGGAGATGCACCTGCGCAAAGCGGGAGTGAAGTTCACCGTACAGAAAGGCTACGCCTATACCCCGGTACACAACAAGGAGCGTAAGGTCATTCGGAAAAAGGACTACGAGACCTTTATTTTTATATTGGATGATTAACAGGAAAGGAGATGAGGGCATGAGACAGAATATTTTTCACGGCTACTGGGAGTGGGACGGCAAGCGCTACACGATCTGCGCTATCCGCAACAAATGGTCGGCAGCCGAGAAGGTTACTGATGGATTGCGTAAAAAGGGCTGGCTGGCGCGGGTACTGCAATACGCTCCTGGTGTGGATAAGTGGGGAGTCTATAAAAGGAAGGCGGGATAGCGCGAAAGGAGTCCTTACGTGAGAACATTAAGTGAGACAGCAGAGATCCTCAGCGGAGTAGTGCGTCAGACAGAGGTGAACCAGCTGAGACGTGTAGTAGGGACACCTCGTGTCGGCGATGTAATATCAGAAATTACACGCCGACACAGTCTGCGCAACAGCTTGCAGGTCAGCTCTGCCCTGGTGGAGCTGGCTGTTAAGAAAGGACGTTAGGACATATGAGTGCAATAATAACCAGCACCCTGCCAACAGTTATTGGTATGGGGATTGTTGCTGAAACGACAAAGGTAGCGCTTGGCAAGGGAAGGAGGAAATCTAAAATGACCTGTAAAACACGCAGACGAAAAGCGACAGGGCGGGTTAAAGCTCCGATCAACCATGTTCGCACCCGCAAGGTTAAGGTACCGATTAAGAGAGTCCGGGTTCCAGTACGCAGAGTACGGACTCCGCTGGACAAAATAAGGACTCTTATTTAATTCCTGGTTTTGGTCCCCAATCCTATAGGCCGGGAATCATTACCCCGGCCAGTCACTACCGTATGCAGGGGAGGTCTCCTTTCGACAGGTAAGATCTTCCCTGCCTCCCTTTTCATACCGGAAGACAGTTGACAATAATTTAATGTTCTGCTAAGATAGAGAAAATAGGTAGGCGTGGCTGGATGGGTGGAGAAGTACCATGGTTGCAGGAACTAAAACAAGAGCTAAAAAGCGGGATGTTCTGAGATGCCCGGAGTGCCGTTCTACCCGGCTTACCAAAGACGGCACCCAGATCTCCAACCGTTGCCGCGTCCAGCGTTACCTTTGTCATAACTGTTTTCGCAGAACAATTTACCCGAAGAAGGAGTTGTAGGACGTGGCAGTTATACCTGCTCCGGGAACACAGGGAGAAAGCTACATTATAGTACCTGATGCGCCGGCGACTAGTCCGGCTCCTCCTGACGTGTCCCTGTCTACAGCATACCAGCCCTCTAATCCGTATCCCGGGAGCCCGTTGCCTGGTATCGGTGATACTCCAGGGTACCCCGCTGATATGTCGGAAGGTTATGTTCCTCCTCCGATACCCGGCGCACCTGCCCCGACCTCCTTAACAGAGACAGTAAAACCTATTGTTACCCCGTCTGGGATGACAGAACTGATTGATTCTGGTGGTAGTGAACCTGTTCCCATCCCTCTCCCTGCGCCTCTCTTGCCATCGGTTCCAGTAGAGGAGCCCGTGGCTGTAGACCCATTTGCGGATATAAAGCAGAGATACGAGGATGCTGGTCTCATTATGCCTCCTACTGGTCCGAGCCCTGTAGTTTCAGAGCCCGCTTCTGCTACTTCACCCGTAGTAATCGGGACAATGCCATCTACTGGTGAAGTGCTTGTCAAGGATACTGATGGTAATATGTACTGGAAACCCGGTACAGCAGAACAGATAACCGCTTTTGATCTCCTGATGACCCAGTATCCAGAAGGTAATTTCACGTCCCCGGTCTATATTCCTCCTACCGGGATAGATACCGCGCAACCGGCAGCCGGGTCCCTGGCGGGAGAAGACCCACTCCGGGCATTAGACAACAAGTGGGGCATCCTGATCGTTGAGGATAGTGACGGACAGCTCACTTTCGTGGGAACAGAGGAACAATGGAACCAATATCAGCAGGACGTACAGGCAGCAGAACTCAGCACCGTATTGGTCTACAACTACCGTGGTAACGTGATAGAAATGCCTTTCAGAGAATTACAGGGCATGAGTGATCTCGTTGGAGAAGAGCAGTACGCGAAGGCTGTAGAACTGGGAATACTTCCGGAGGGAAAATTTATTCCCGGAGAAACTCCAGACAAGTGGTCCTATGTTCCGCAGTGGCAAGTTGAAGCACAGAACAATTTTGAAGCGACTCATACAAGAGTCGGGGATAATCAGTGGCTCCCCAATGAAGCACTCGAGGAGATACGGAATAGCTCTCCCGAGGCCTACAATATCGTTACCACAGAAGGTCTGGCGGCATACCAGTCCTGGTTTGACCAGAACTATTACAAGTTAGCTACCGGGGAGTATGTCAAGCAGGATTACTATAATAATGTCCTTAATGCAGATGATAGAGAGAAACTCAATCTGATGGGTATCGACCGTTTCTCCCAGCTCCTAGCCCTCCGCGAGCAGCAATACAGGACGATGAGCGCCTCCCGGGAAGCGATAAATACTCAGGAAGGTGTTAACGCGGAGATTAATGAGTACGAAGGGATGCAGCGGGCAATAACATTGGGAAGGGGTATGTATTTCACGGAAGAGCAGCAGAATGTTATTGATGAGCTTGCTGCGTCCGGGTACGGCGTTCCTGTTATTGGTCCTCTTCCGAAAGAGGGACAGAAGGGTGTCGTCATTTCCTCCGATGGGGGACAGTACTCCGGGTTCAACATTCTGGATGCCTACCAGAGTGGATTTGATGTTGCCAAACTAACAGCCCTGTTTGGAGCAGAAATTGTCGACCGAGCGATAGCGCAGGATTCTGCTCTCTCCAATCTATCTTCTGTGAACTATCACGAAGTTGTTGACGGCAAGGATCTCTACAATATTAACGCTTACTTGTTCGATAACAGGCGGAACCTGGACAGCGCAATAGCTACGCTGAAAACAGCAGGCTTCACGGAGGATGCGATCCGGTCTAGCACTTCTTCTGTGGAGCAGTATAATTCCGATGTCAATCAGGTCATAATGCGCATCGATACTGGTCTTGGTTACAATGAAGCAGACTCGTTGAGTGCTACCCAGCGCTCTATTTTGGATGGCGCAGTGAGAAAAGCAGGATTTGAGTTAACATCTGCAAGTGGGACTGTGTGGTGGAAAACAGCAACCGAGGAAGAGAAGCAGAAGGTTGCCGAAATAGTGAATGATACATCCTACCAGGGGTTTATGGGACGGGAAAGCCTGCTCAAGAATCTCTGGGATGCCATCCGCCTGGGCAGCGTCGACATGTACTATGATCTCAAGAACCGTCTTGTCACTATGGTCAGCACCGAGTTCCGCGAGGTCAAAGAAGGAGACCTGCTTCCTCAGTATCGGCGTGATGCGGAGGCGTTGATGGCTGCGCAGGGCGCAGGGATACGCACAACTTATACTGCGGAAGAGGCTGCCCACGATAATGAGCTTAGTAAACCGATCCTAGAAAAGTATGACCAGATATATAAGAACACACTCCAGGCGAAAGAAAACTACCTGATAGCGAATCCAGATATTGCTCCAGTCTACGGTGCCGGTTTCCTGGATAGCGTGAAATCTAACCCGGGAGTGCTCGCGGATCCCACTCTCTGGGCTGAGACCATAGGACAGACTCTACCCTACACACTAGCCACAATAGGAAGCATGGTTGTCAGCCAACTGGTTACAGGAACACCGATATACGGTACACCGTTCGCTTTCGGTCTGACCTGGGGAGTAGAGGGTCAGGGTATTTATGATGATGCTATCAAGAACGGAGCCACCAGAGCCCAGGCTGAGTCTCTGGCTGAGCTCTTCGGCACCTTGTCCGCTGTAGTGGAAACTGCAGGAGACGCTGTCTTTGTGGGCGCTCTGGGAGGTATGACCAGCAAGATTACCAGCTCCCTGGGCAGGAATGTAGCCGATGGTGCTATCCGAACAGCGGCACTGCAAACTGGCTGGAGTAAACTTACAGATAGCGCTGTCTTTGAGCTGATGAACCAGGGTGGCCAGGAGTGGCTCGAGCAGGTAATCCACAACGCAGCCATAAAGACAGTGAATGAGAACCGGGAAATGTTGGAGAATGCTGCTAGCGCTTTCGTCGGTGGAGTTGTCGGATCTCTTCCCTTTACCTTTATCCCGGTGGCAGTTGGGGGGCTACGGACAGCAGTCAACGTAGTGGATAAAGGTGTAAAGTCAAAGATGAGTGTCGAAATAGTAGCGGGAGTTACTCCGGCAGAACAGCTTAATGTGCTTAATCAGGCTCTCAAGTACTACGCCGATCCCGCACAGGTTCTTGCCTACCGGCATACTCCGATTGGCCCAGACCTTATGCTGGCCCATGAATTGCTCGGAGCAGCTCTTAATGAGTATACACACACTTCTCTCGAGTTAAAGCAGGTAGAGAAGGCTATCAGTGATTTCGGTATGGCAACTTCCGGAAACATTATCGTGACTGATTCTACCGGGAGTTACTCCCTCTCTGCTTATTTGAAGAATAATCCTGACCTGGCTAATTTCTATGAGGAGCAACTTGCTCGTAATGCGGAGCAGCCTGATGAGGCTTACAATACTCTCGTTAACAGGCTGCAGGAAGAGAGAAAGGCTACTGTTACCACGACTGGGCAGCTGGGTGAACTGGACCAGCTTACCGCCCGAGAGAAAGGACTCCAGGGTAAACTGGAACAGCTGAAAGATCCCCTTATAGAAGCCTCGAAGCACGTCTCCGAGCTACTGGCAACAGCGGCTCGATCAGATACCAGTACCGCGGAAGTGAGGAAGAGTATCGAGGATCAGGCAAAGGACATTGTTCGTACTGCCGACTCTCTGACTACCCAGTTGGTAGGAGGGAGAGATGCTCTCGAGATCTACAAGGATATTCAGAGCCTTAACACCCAGATTGGTGCTATGGAAGACCAGATCGGTAAGGAGAAAATAGCAGCAGATCCGACGTCTCTGAGCCGGGTAGAAGGATACCGGAAGTTGATTGCCAGGCTTAACCTGGACCTTGTTACTCTTAATGCGGAGCTTAGACAGCGTTATATTGACACCGGTGAGCTGGTAATCGTCAATGGGAAAAACCTTTCCCTGGAAATTAAGTCGCACCAGTCTCGTCTGATCGCAGCAACCGATGCATTGGAGGGGTTCCGGAAATCCGGCAAGGGAACGGATACCGTCAGCCGGGTGGGTAATGAACAAACGCGAGCCCTTGGAGCAGTAGTGGCCAGCGAGGCAGACAAACTGAACACGGTAAGTAATCTTATCCGCATGGCTGCTGATGTGAAGACCGCTGCGGAAACTGCACTCGCCTCTGCGCGCAACCTCCCCGATAACGTGGAAGCAGCAGTCACGAGAGGACTAGAGAGAGTTGATCAGGCCGCTCAGGCTCTGGAGAACGCGATCGAGGAAGCGCCCGGTATCACTAGCCGTAAGGTAATTCAGGCCGCTGCAGCTCTGCGTCATGCTGTCTGGGATTTAATCAGACTGCTGCGGAGGCTACCTCTTATTGTAAGTTCTCAGGCGATCGCTGCCGGCTATGCTATCGGAAGATACGCTTATGCCATAGAATTATTCGCGGAGGGAAGTACACAGCGGGCTGTTGCGGAAGTGGAAACGCTTCTGGGGCAGCTGGATGACGCCCTGAATGCCGCTCCCGGAAAAGTGAGCAAGGAAGCTCTCGCGTTTCTGACAGATATAAGACAGGCGGCCTATCGTGCCGAACGGGCTGTGCTGTCTCCGTATGATGCTGTCGTTAATGATTTGATCCCGGCAGTGAATAAACTGCTGGATGATATGGAAACTGCACCGAATGCTGTTTCCCGGAAGATGCTGGAGATGATAGCGGATACGCGGGAGACAATCACACGCGACATTCGCAATGCCGGACTTGATGCCTGGTTTGGAGTCACCAATGAGGCCATAAGCCTTTACCAGGTAACAAGAGGAGGCATCCTGAGTTCTATCTCCAGTGTACAATACACAGTATCCCAGAGATTGGGACTGGATCTTCCCCTGGCAACCATAAGAGCATACAACAACCTGAATCGCAGTCTCTCTCACCTATCTCGGATCATTGAGACATCCCCCAATCTTGCGGGACGTGAGGTGCTCAATGCGTTGCAGTCTGCCCGGAGGAATACTCGTAATACCGCGGTAGATATCAAGGACGCAGTTGACCGGATTGCCCTGGATATCCACGATGCTGTTAGAAAAGCCCGGGGTGCCATAACCTCAGCTTCGACGCGTGTTAGTGTGGAAGCAATCGCAGCCTACAATAACCTCAATAGAGCACTGGATCGCCTCGAGCAGGCCATTGGTTCCGGGGCAAGTATGGCCAGTCTCCAGGTACTGAATGCAATGGCGGATGTACGTGCTGCTGTAGATCAACTAAATAAGGTGGTTAGCAGTATACCTCTCAAGACACTACGAATGTATACGCATGCTGAAACGAGCATCAGCTCCTCGGTGGACAATCTGGAGAACCAGATCAGCAGACTCGTTGATATGGCAGAGTCGGAAGAACTGACCTGGGGCCCGTTCTTTGCGGCTGTATCCTCGGCGCGGCAGGCAGCTACCGGACTGGCTACAAGGCTGGGGGACTCTGTTCGCGGTATGCCATCGCGTCTCCGGGGAGACATTTTATATGCACAGGAAACAAACCTGGCTTTCCGTACTCTTACTGACATGCAGAAAGAAATCACCCGGATAGACGAGATTGTCTCCCGGGAAACCGTGAGCAAAGCGACACTGCGTAAGGCACTGGAGAATACTGTTAAGCTGGATAGGAACGCACGCCTTGTTCCTGGGCTGTACGACCAGGTATCGGAATTCTTGACTGCCCTGAGAGCCCAGCTTCAGGGAAAGATTGACAGCTTTCCTATCGATGAAGCTAAGCTGGAGCGCAAGCGGCAGGGATTTATGCGGGACATGGTGGAAGATCTGCGCGAGAATTCCCGCAGGGTCAAGGATTTCGACATAGAGAAGAGCGAACTAGACTTAGGGAACATATTTGATAAACTGAGTCGCAATATCGACTACCTATCGTCTCTGATACTGGGCAATAAGAATGTGGAAGCAGAATTCAAGAACAATCTGAAGGACCTCGGGCTAAGTGACAGGACAGTGGATAATGTAGCAAATGCTGTGAAAGAGGTCTCCAAGGCAGTCGAGGCGAGGAATGCTGAAGCAGTAAAACATGCTGCGGAGAATCTGGAGAATACCATAGGCTCTACCCTGGAGATGGATCCGATGGTGAGAAAGCTCATGCAGGACGGTGGACGCTATATTCAGACAACTGCTGATGAGCTGATTAACTCGCTCCGGATGTACGACCTGCTCGACATGATGAAAGATAATGATACCTGGGGAGAGGAAAGAGCCACCCTGGAAGAGATGCGTAGTGTGCTGCAGGACATGAAGAAGGGAGAGGAGTCGCGTAGTGGAATCGGTGAGACTAGCGCTCTCGGAGCGAAAGAATCTCCCCTGAGAAACATCGACCAGGAATCCAATGCGCGTGCCCGCGAGATGCTCAACTTCTTCACTGAATCTACCTACAAAACCCCTGCACAAGAGTCAGCGCAGCTGGGGTGGCGAGAAGCTAGAGAGCTCAGTGAGCGGAGTCTACGCGTAGAACGCCTATTACAGCGTGTCGAGCGCGCTATACGAGATAACTTCTACAAGGATCTCTATCACGGCGGGGATACAGCTAAACAGGCCTGGGCGGAAATGCTGAAATACCTAGAAGAGGTGTATGGCAAAAAGGAACTGGAAGCGTATCTCGAGACCGGGGAAGGAATCACAGGAGAATACGCCGGCGGTGAGGGCCTCGTGAGTGCCGAAAGCGCCGAGTTTGCCCAGAATCTTGATAGCGCGCTGGCTGAAGTAGAACGAATTTTGAATGACAATAAAGATACTCCTCCGGATGCTCCTGCTCCTGAGGACCTTCCTTTCGAGACTCCTCCGGAAAGAGGTGGCAGTGGTGGTGGTACAACTACAGCAGAGCGTACGATGACTGCCACCAAGACAGCTACTGAGGTAGAGACCGATGTAGAACGTGCTGCCCGGGAAGCAATGGAGGAGTATCAACGCTCTCTCGAGGAAGAAAAAGCAGCAGCAGCAGAGGAAAAGGCGGCACAGGAGAAAGAGATACAGCAGGAAGAAAAGCGAAAACAGCTGGAGGCTGAGAGACAAGCCGCGGAAATAATAGAAGCGATAAGAAAGAAAAATCTTGGGCAGACGGAGAAGGAAAAGAGTAAGCTGAAGAAACCTGTCCGTGAGTTGCCTCGAGAAAAACCGGAAGAAATCTCCTGGTTCGCTGGCACAAAGCCCGCTCCTTCTCATGTGCCCATGAGAAAGAAAAAGACGCTGGATGCCTATTCTCCTTACACGATCCCCGAGCCCGCTCCAGAGGATGCCGCTCCGTCACATCCTGTAATCAAGCCTGGGATACGGCCGGTGACTCCTCCGGAATTTCAACCGATGACTCAACCTGTTGTCCCTCCAGAGCCTATGCCTCTCCCGAAACCGATTCCGGGCACAACGCCAGTGCCGGAACCCAGGCATACTCCTGAGCCTGAACCAACTCCCGAGCCGGAGATCCAGCCCGTACCGGAGCCGGAACCGAGACCAGAACCGAGACCAGAACCGTATCAGGAGCCGTATCCTGTCCCAGAACCAGAGCCATACCCTGAACCTGAACCGGTTCCTGAGCCGGAGCCAGAGCCTGTCCCGCAACCGGAGCCCAATATGCCTCCTTACCCTCCTCCGGTAAATCCCCCACCATCTCCTCCGGTGAACCCCCCGGCAGAGATCCTGGTACCCCCTCCTCCGTTCCTTCCCCCTCTCATGGGTGGCGGAGAGGGGAGAAGACCTGTTGTTCCTCCAGGATCATTAGTGTGGGCAATGGGTAGATTGAAGAGGGGTAGGCGAGGCAGATCCACGCAGTGGTGGTATATTCCTGCTCCCTGGGACCAGGATGATGCTATACCTTTACAGGATCCTCCTGTGGGGGCGAGAGCAATCGACCGGGCTGTCCCTCGCGAAACTTTGCAGATTATTGGAGAGCCCCAGAGTCCTGTTCCCCACCTGGTGCGGAAAGACCTGGGATTTATTGATATTGAGATTATTGGTGGCAGGACTATCACATTTAAGTCCGGTGGCCTGAAGACCGATGTTGGGACACGCGACCCGAGTCCGACCCGTGGTATAACAATAGAGGGAGATGGAGCGATCCTGGATAACCTTCCCAGACACGTAGCCAAGAAGCGGGCGGTGGGCAAGAGGAAGAAAAAGAAGATAAGTGAATGGGACTATATAACGACACTAAAGGGATATAAGTTTTAGCCAAGTGCGTAAGCGAGGAGGAATAATATGGCATATGAACAGGAACCAGCAGAGGACATCATAACAGACGAAAGTGCGGAGGCATACGAGCCAGGAGAGCAAGCCTACATCCCACCCAGGGCACCCGTCTTCCCCGCAATATCTCCAATAGCGACCCATCAGGCAGGAGCGGTTGCTGGAGGAATGTTATCGGGAATCAGTAACAGGATGGGCCTATCTCCTACCCGGGAAGCTAACGGGGATGACCTCAGCGATCTCTTCGAGGGAGTCGATGACGAAGATCTTGATGTCAATATCGATGATCTTGTTGATGTCGATGAGGAAGACATCTTCGGAGAAGGCGGAGAAGACATGTCTGACCTGATAGACGTCTCTTTCGAAGATATTATGGGAGAGCCCCCGAAGCCGCGGATGCAGAGAGTATCTCGCCGCAACCAGCTGCTGCACCAGTACTCTCCGGGCGGCATGACCGGCGTAGAGATGTAATCGAGGAGGGGCGAAGATGAGGGTCTCATTCCAGGCTATCATAAAAAGGATAGTAGATAGAGCAGCTGAGCTTCCGGCAATGGTGGCCATGTTGCTACTGTGTCTTGGTATTCTGCTGAATAAGATAGTCATCCGGGTTAACGGAGGAATGCCTGTTGCGGGAATAACTCCAGGACAGGCATACGGACGCTGGATTGTCTTGACGGAGAGCACGCGTCTTAGAGTGCTTGCCGATATCCTGCCGGGACACTTTTCCATCGGGGATATACTGATACTCGGTGCCGCGACTGCACTTGCTATCCTGTTTATTACCAGCTGTAGACAGGCGATGATTCTGTTGAAAACTGCAAGATAAGGTGGCTGTAATATATGAAAATATTCCGGGCAATCTGGTCTATAAAAATACTCAGGGTGGTCTTGTCTGTTATTTTTTCTCTAATCCTGGCAGCCGGTATACTTACTACATTCCCGGAACCGGGTCCTGCTTATGCTGATGCAGTAGACCTATACTGGATAGGAGGTACTGGTAACTGGTCTGATACTGGTAACTGGTCTACTTCCTCTGGTGGTGGAGGAGGCCATGCTGTTCCTACCTTAACCAATAACGTCTTCTTTGATGCTAACTCAGTAACAGAAGTAGGACAGACGATAACTCTTAACTCGGCTTCGATGAGCTGCGCTAATATGGACATGTCGGCGCTCGGTGCCTGGGGAGTAACTTTTGCAGATAGCGTAGCTACTAATATTTTGTATGTCTATGGCTCCTTTACGGGTCCTTCTAACGCAATAACGCAGAACTTCGATGGGGATATTTACTTGAAGTCTACTGCTGTCGGTAAGACTGTCACCTGGGGAACTTTTGATCCCGGACAGGATGTCTACTTCGATGGGGTGGGTGGAGAGTGGACTTTAGCTGATGCTATGGTTCTGGATGGTTCAGGCTGTGACGTGCATCTGGTGAACGGCACTCTGGACACAGCGGACCAGACTGTTACTATCCCGGACGACTTCAGTATAGAAGGTGCGGGGACAAAAGTGCTGTCTCTGGGAGCATCGGTAGTAGACTGTCAGACCTTTGCAATCACGGCTACGGTTGTTGATCTTACGCTGAATGGGGAGACGTCCCACATAAATATTACGGACGGGTGCTTTGCGAATGACTCCGCTATTCCTGTTACTATATACGATCTACACTTCCCCAGTCCTACTTCTACAACAGTAGGTCTCTATGCTACTACAGGATCCACTACTACTCATGCCCACGACGTAACTGCTGATGATACTACTGGTGCTAACTATGACCTTCGCTTGGATGGCCTCCACTGTAATGATTTATCTATAGGGTATAGTTCTACCCGTAGAGACTTTTCTGTCATTCTCTACGACAACGTAGAAGTGGATGGAACTTTCACTGTAGCAGGATACTCAGACCATATTCGCTGCATGGTGGAATCTAGTACCGCTGCAGCAAGAACTATAACGGCAGCGATTGTCTCTTCCACTTATACTGATTACTACTATATTACCGGTGCTGGAGCAGGAAGCTGGGATCTCTCTGGAGGAGACGCAATAGATTTCCGGGGGAATACAGGAATCACTTTCCATACTGGAGATGTAGACGAATACTACTGGTACCAGGATTCAGGAAACTGGACTACTAGCTGGCAGTGGTCTAACACGACCGGAGGGCATGATAATGCCGGTTGCATGAGGCTTCCGGAACCTACTACTGACGACAATGTGCATTTTGATGCTAATAGTTTCTCCAGCGCAGGAGAAATTGTCACGGTAACTGAAGACGATAATGTCTACTGTAACGATATGGATTGGACGGGGGCCACTAACTCTCCCAGGTTTCAAATGTCTGGTATGGACGCAGGTACGGGTGTTCATGCTTACGGAGATGTCACCTATATTCAGACTATGACCAGCTACGGAGCTGCCGTCAGCTTCGTGGGAACAGGAACCCAGTTATTCACTCCTAATAATGTTTACTCTCCTAACAGGTCCCAGATTTACATAGACGGTGCTGTGGGAGTAACCTGGATGAGTGACATGGATAGTGCTCTAGCAGGAGGCGATGCCTGGTACATCACTCATCTGTCTGGAGATCTCAATACTAATGGATATAACCTGGTAATGCATTGGCCTAATCAGGATGGTCTTTGTGACTTTACATCATCGGGAGCTCTTTCCAGGACTATAACTCTGGGAGATTCTAATATAGAAGCGTATAGTTGGGTTGTCTCCGGCTCCAACGTCACCCTGGATGCTGGAATATCCACTATCACTCTGGATGGACCAGTTGATGATTTTGCTGGTTTAGGGTTGACCTACTACAACGTGGTGTTTACTGCCGGGGCCAATGGCATAACGGGAGCTAACACCTTTGAAGACTTGACGATAGTGGGAGCCGGCACCTATACAGCTTATTGTGACTTTGCGGCGGACCAGACAGTGAATGATGACCTCACCATTACAGGCAGTTCCCAGATATACAAATTACTGGTTTGTTCGACTGCTACTGATACTCCAAGAACTCTGACCTGCAATGGGACTCTGGCAGTACAGGACGCCAATTTTATGGATATCACTGGAGCAGGGTCCTGTGGTTGGAACATAGTATCTTCCCGAGTAGGGAATGTAGAGGGGAGCAACTCAGAAATCATCTTTCCTTCTCCTAAAGCTTACTACTGGTACGCTGATTCAGGAAGCTGGTCTGATTCCAGCAAGTGGTACACGGAAAGTCAGGGGGGAGGCACGTCTGGAGTTATTCCCCTCTTTCAGGATGTGGCGATTTTTGATGCTTATTCCTTCTCCATGCCCACCCGTGTTATCACTATAGACCAGACCAGGATAGGAAACCTCCGGGCACTAGAGGCAGTCAACTCCCCTACATGGACCGAGAATGAGACTTACGACTATCTTATTATCTACGGGGACATAAACTTACCTCCTGATGGAGGTACCTGGGACGTTCTGGTTACCCAGTTTCAGGGTAGAGATGGAACAAACCTGGATACCGGGAACGATATAGACCATGATGGGGTAGATTTTACTGGAAGCGTCTTCGTGGATACCCGAGCTGCGTCTCTTACTCTGCAGAGCAACCTGACTGTCTCCGGATATATTCACCTGCAGGGTGGATTGCTGGACTTCTACAACCATAACGTTACTGCTTCCCGGTTTGACAGCCAGAGTGTAACGACCTATACCCGGTCGCTGAACCTGGGATCAGGCTCCTTTACTTTGAATAGTACTGTAATAGGTACTTCAGAAGACAAGTGGACTGTGTCTGCTACGAATTTTACCTTACTGGCGAACACATCTACTATTGTCCTTACTAACTCCGGGACTAATGAGCAGGACTTTGTCTCTGCAGGGCTGACTAACTACTACAACATTACAGTTACGGGCATAGGGAACTACAGAATGGACTTTGATTCTCTTACCTGTAATATGTTGCTTATTGACCGGAGTTCGGCAAGTAAGACTATAGGAGGCAACGGGGGAGACGATACTATAACGGCCAATGCGTTCTCTATACCTCTCGCAGGAACCACTACTGTTCAAATAGGAAACACCGGTGCCGCAGAAATGGACTGCGTCCTATCCGGAGCAGGGAAGGTAGTTACCGATTACCTTGTTGTGAACGGGTCTGATGCTACACCCAATACTCTTACTTTTTACGCAGGATCTCATTCTACTGATACTCTTAGCACCGGATGGATATTCGAAGACTATACTCTTCCTCTGGTGTCTACCTTACCCGTTACAGATCTAAATAAGCGTTCTGTTACTCTTAACGGCAGTGTTGACTGGGTAGGTTCAGAGGCTACAGTATATTGTTACTTCGAATATGGGTATGACACAGGCTACGGGACAGAGACTGCCGTCCAGTCTTTTAATGCGGAGGACACTTTCTCCCAGTTCGTATCTAATATGACCACAGGAGAGACCTACCATTACCGCGCTGTTCTTTATTACGGAGCAGCACCATATACTTATCTCGAAGGAGATGATATAGCCTTTACTATGCACGCTGAGCCTGTGGGAGTGCCCACTGTTCTCACCGTAGGGTCATCCAGTGTAAGCGGTGTCTCTGCTGATCTTCTGGGGAACCTGACCAGCCTGGGATACTACTCTACTGTGTACTTATCATTTGAATACGGTACCGACACCAACTACGGGTCTCAGACGACCGAAATACTCACCTCCGCCACTGGAGCCTATGTGACGAACATTGCGGGGCTAACTCCAGGGTATACTTATCACTTCAGGGCCCTGGTGCGTTACGCTGGTGTGCTATATAACGAGGGCTCGGATAAAGAATTTCTGTCTGAGTTGTCGGTGCTCCCCATAGTAGTCACCCTTCCGGCGACAGATATTACAGAGGCGACTGCTTCCCTGGCGGGATCGGTGAACACTATGGGTAATGCCATAGTTCTATTCGTCAGCTTCGAGTATGATATCGATTCGGGTGCACCCTATGGGAGCTCAACTCCGGAGGTGACTGTGAATAATCCCGCAGCGCTCTCACAACCGCTGGTGGGACTGGGAACGGGAACGACCTATTACTACCGTATCCGGGCACGGTACACTGCCTCCGATTATGTCTATGGGAGTGAGATAAACTTTACGACTTCTCCTGTCGCTGTTCCAGTAGTAACTACCATGGCAGCTACAGGGATCACGGCTACGTCTGCTGTGCTGCAGGGTGCTCTCGATATCGGAGTGTACACTACCGCATACGTGCGCTTTGATTACGGAGTGAATACATCGTATGGTTATACTACGGCCTGGCAGACATTCTCTTCCAATGCTTTCTTTACTGCAGGTACAGGTACTCTGGTACCGGGCACAGCGTACCATTTCCGGGCGGAGTGCATGTATGGAGCAGCAGTTTACACGGTCGGATCAGACCTCTCCTTTACCGCAAGCTCTGTCTCCGGGAGTGATATCGACCAGAGCCAGGACCGGGACCGGGACGTTCTCGATGATGTGGAAACCAGTGACTGGTTCAAAGATCCTGCTATAAGTGGAGCTCTCAGTACGAATCCTCTCCGTCCCCTGGTGACCATGGTATCGGACAGCACAACACTGAACGAGATACAGGTCTGGCGGCTTTACGCCCTGGCCTTGATACTGTTTCTCACCGTACTGTGCGCCGTGAGAATCCCTAATCACCTGCTCCTCGCCGGGGTAGCTGCTGCTGGATCAATCGGACTAGCAGTATACTGGACCATCTTCCCGATGTGGGCCCTGGTGTTCGTTCTCGGGGCGATACTTGGCGGGATCGTAGCAGAAAGGACAGGACAACTATGAAAAAACTACGCTTCTTGCGTATTACTGCAGCAATAAGTCTTATTATGGTTCTGCTGGTCGTAATCCATCCTCTCCCGGCATACGCTATCGCTAACCCGGACAGTGCAACCACTATTGGAACCGTAGAACTGTATGAAGACCTGCTGGAGACCGGAGATCTTGGTGTACTCTTCGACTTCGAGACTTTCTATGCGACACTGCCCACAGAGACAGTAACCGAGGCATATGTTGCTGCCTTTAATGACACTGACGGGGTAACCCATCTTAAGACCACAGTACCCTATACTCTGCTGAATAAGGGTTATGGTGTAGGGATGGCCTGGCTCTATTTCAGTGCTGCCGAAGTTACTGCTGGTAGTATTGACGTCGCGGATATTGCTCTTTACCGGGTAGAAGTGTACGGTAATGCGGCCCTGGGATGGATTCCCGGGCCAGCTCCCAGCACAGTAGATACGATCGATACCTGGAACACTACGGGGGACTCCCATGTGCTTCTTTCTGTTGACGTAATGACGTATGCAGATACTCTGGAAGCGGAATGGGAGCTGCATATGGTTAAGGAAACCCCGATAGGAGACAGGCTTACCACGTACGGGGAAACGTATTTCGAGAATGTTATGAGCGGTGCACGAACTCTGGCTACTGCTGCTTTTTACACGGATGAGTCCGGACCGATACAGGAAGATGAAATAGACAAGGAAATGAGTTTCGGGGCCACTATGACAGATGGCACCGGGACCTGTACTGGCTCCCCGATCACTCTCACTTCGGGAGCAAACACGGTAACCGTGACCGTGGCCGGGACGTTCTTGATCGAGCTCGATTACGGCACTGTGGGAACAGCAGCAAGCGGCACAGGAACCGTGAATGGATCCCCGGTAACTTTACGGGAGGGAGTGAACACAATCACGGTACCGGGAGGCGGAACAGGAGATATTACGGTTACGGTCCAGCTGCAGAATACGCAGACCAGGATAACGGATACAGTTACCGGGACCGGATTTGACCTGACGGCTCTAGCTACTCTGTTCGGTATGTCCCGTCTCGCTTTCTCCGGATTCGTCTGGTTGCTGATCTCCATTATAATCTGTGCTGCCAGCTACGACCGGGCGGGAGGAAAGACCACACTCCTGGTTTTCGATATCTGCATCATTGGGGGAACACTGCTGGGGATGGTCCCGATGCTGGCAGCAGTATTGTTATTTATCGGGTTCGGATTCTTCTCCGCATATGTGTTCTTCTTTAGAGGTGCGAATGCGTAGAAAGGTCAGGTTGTATGGGTAAACTGTTTATGTTCATTGCCACCTGCTGGGTGATCGTAGGACTTGCCGGAGGGGTCGTTGAAGGGAATATCTCCTATGCGACAACAGTGCTTACGGAGAATATTGACAAGGACGATACCTCGCTTCCTGTACGCAGCACCAATGGGTTTGCTGAAGACGGTATCGTTGTTATCGGAACAGAGCGTATTGCTTACTCGGATACCAGTGCCACGTCTTTTGACGGATCTATCACGCAACCCATGGTCCGCGGCGCACAGAATACCACTGCCCAGGCTCATCTGACGGGAGACCGGGTACGGACTCTGGAATCCGGTATGATGAACCAATCAGCGCAGTACAATATCACGGTAATACAGGATACTTCAGGCCCCCAGGCTTTTGTTACTATCCCTCTTGCCGGGCTCCGTCTTATCGGAAGCTACCTTAAGCCGCCCATGCAGTTCCTGGGGACAGACCTGCAGATACTGGTTTACTTCTGGTGGGCCTTGCTTGCAGGAACAGTTATCGCCATCGGTCTTTATCTTGCTGGGTCCCGGAGAATATAACCGTGAGTTACAGATTATAAAAGCGAAGCGAAAGGGGAGGTGCCACATTGAGCATACTCAGAGAATTCTCCAGGAGAGTTAAAAAGTACCACGCAGAATCCAATAAGCGAGCTAAAAGGAGGCTTGCTCGAGCTCGGACGCAGAGTGCCCGCGAGAGAGAACAGTCCCAGATAGAGAAAAATAGGCTGGCTGACAGGATAGCTATCGCGGAAGCCAGGACAGCATTAGCTAAAGCGGAGTCAGCACGAAAGAGAGCTGAGCTGGAGGTAAAATCAATAGGCAGAGGAACAGGAACCAATCTATTTAGCAGCCTGAGTGACCTGTTCACCCCTTCTGCTCCGAAGAGAAGAGTACATCGTAGTAAAAAGCGGATAGCAGCTTAGTACTAAGTAGTACGGTAGTTTCTCGGTAAGTGAAATGAATACCTACTATTGTACATACATAGACATACTATACGGAGTATATGGGGAGATGCGTAGGTAGACCCTTGACACATTAGTACGTATGTGCTATATTCGGAAACAAGAGGGCTGTCTGCCCCATAAAGGTAGGTGAGTGCAGATGTCAGTAAGAGGATTAGTAACCGTCGTAATCGGCGTCAACTAGGCGCTCTCACTGAGCAATCGGTGAGGACACTTCCTTCAAACTCGGGGAAGACTAAATTCTCTAACTGAATAGAGTAAGTATGCCAAACAGAGGCGACATAAGAAAAGCCCAAGACATCGGGTTCTCCGGTAGAGCAGAGAATACTTTATTGATGTCACAGTTAGGGAACACTGTTAATCCCGAACCAAGCAGAGGAGACAGCTCCTCAGGCGTGTGTAGAGACTTGACGGAGGACACCCCTAGTGGGTGAAGGGAAAGTCCATGCTTATAGGAAACTATAAGAATAACAGAGTTGCATTCGTGGTTATCGATAGCCTCATAACTAACATTATCACAGGCACTGATACCGGTAGCGTGATTCTCCAGAACCTGTTACGCGTTATCGTAGCAGCAGCCATCCTGATCGGTGTTGTTATGAGCATCGGCCGGAAGGGAGCCTAGTATCGAGACTTCCTTTTTTCTATCAAAAAATAAGATACACACGAATTGACTAAAAAGGGCACTATAGCTGATATGGTGCCCTTTGCCCTTATAATACGGAGTGCCGCATTACAGATCTACAGGGTAAAGGAATACAGGAGGGGTACATTTGAACGCTACTAACTTCTTCTCTGCCCAGAACATAGTAATCGTTATACTGGTTGTGATTGCATATTTTGCTATTACTGTTCTCAGTAAAAAACGCAGATAGGGGGAGGGTATACTCATTATGTCCAGAGAGGAATATTACTGGTTAACCGCTAAGGACGAGGAAACAGGGAAATCATATCTTATTGCTGGTGGAGTGAACGAAGAGGAAGCACGTCAGAAGGGCCTGGAGATGCTCTCGGGGCTTGATTTCCGGATACGCAAACTCCCGACCAGGAACCTGCAACGCGCCTCCAGCCTCTTAAAAGGAAACCGGCTGGAGAAGACACACTCACTGCACAAGGCAGCAGAAAGGCTCGGGCATGAGCGCTCTGTCCGGAGAAGACAACACGCTGTACGGTAGCCTGACGGCAATTGTAGCCTGTTTGTATGTTAAATCGAAAGGAGCAAGGGATGACCGGAACGGAGATTCAGGCAAACTACTTCCAACCATTTCATTATGTCCTTTACTTATCGCTAATATTTGCCCTGATGGTGGCATACTACCAGTGGACCTGGACCAAGAAATGCCGTAATTTTGTTAAGGTGCTTGTAGTCAAACACGACGGAGGAACTACTACCGAGTATGCTCCGAAGACCGGAGGATCTGTTGCTCTGAAAAGCCCGGACAGCAACACGACCCGGATGTGGCCGATAAACAAGCTGTCTGCTATTGAGATGGACTACCCGGGAGACGGATTCATTCCCATGTTCCTCCAGAAGAAGATAAAGACTGTTGTTGTAGACGAGGAGGACTGGGAGCCCCTGCTCAACCGTGGATCGTACACAGAAAGGGTTGCCAGCCCTGATGTCGTTATGCTGCTCCGTGAGATCTCAGAGCATTCGGACGAACAGACTGCGGCGGAGCTAACTGAACTGGCGGACAGCCTTTCTACTGCCCCGACGAGAGATATGGTTGCCTCCCCGGCAGTACTGGGCAACGTGATGAAAGAAAAGGTGTCCGAGATGGCAGTAACCATCAGCAAGGACACGTTCGATAAACTGCAGGGTATTCTTAACCGCCTGGATAAATTACCCAACGCACTGATCATCTATGCTGGACTCGGGATCAATATTATACTCATGGGAGTCCTGCTCTTTCGCTTCCTTCCCGTGTTATCGGGACTGGGCGCGGTAGCCGATCTGTCCACTACCCTTACCGATCTTACAACAAAGGTGGGAGCAATCATGAAATCACTGGGTGTATCGTAGATAGGAAGTGTTACTAAGATGGCGAAACCGAATGGGAAACAGGAAGCAGGTACAACAGGTGCAGCTGCCACAGCTGCCGGAGCGGGCGTGGGAGGAAACGGGGGGAGTGGGAGAAAAATGCTTCCGCCAAGGTCCCCTGCGAGAAGAGTTGACCCTTCTACTCTGAACCTGCGCCGGTCACGTCCGGACCGGGAAGACGAGATTCCTCCTCCGGAGATTCCCTCCGTATCTGCCGGCCCGATAGACAAGGTTATTGAGCTCGCTTTTAACCCGTCCCGGGAGAAGATCCGTGAAGTCACAATTATTGACCGGATGCAGGGACGTCTATTCCCCATCATGGATACTATGAATACTCTCTATCGCGACTGTATTAAAGTAGCATCATACCGGCAATCCCGACGCGAGTATGCAGCACACTACCACGAGGAAAGACCTGGCCAGATAGACATTATGGACGAGCTGATGTTCCGGACGGCCCAGTGGCAGAAGTCCGTTGCAGGAAGGAACCTGGATAAAGCGACCGATATCGCGTTAGCGGAGACCGAGACCAGGAGCGAGGAACCAGATGACACAAGCGGCGCTGGACGCGGCTACGAAGAGTAACCCAGACCAGGAAACACTGCAAGACGATCTATACGATACTAACGTCGGGTATGACGAGGAAGTCGGTGTTCGTCTTGCGGCTAACCTTTCTCCTGACGATACGCGAAGAGCTACTATCCTCTACAACCTTTTCAACGGACTGTGGGGACTCTGTATCGTGGTCGGCGACCCCGGTACCGGCAAGGACATGTTTGGCAACTACCTCTGCTTCCGTATAAAACGCTACTTCCCCTGGAAGAGGATCGTGCGCGACGAACGGCCTCGGATATTGTTTGGTCCTTATGCCGGACTGTTCAATGAAGAGGTTCTCCAGGAAGAGCTGGCGAAGATGAGAGAGATCTCCAGAGGAGTGAAAGCTCCCCAGATCAGCAGAGTACTGGATAAGGCAGCCGATGACTGGATCTCCAGTAAAGGCGAAGTGCTGCTCAAAAACTCTGTCCTCTACCTCACCGAGTTCTGGAAGTACTGCAGTCGCCGGGAGCCGAATGCCCCGATGAACAAAACCATGGGCGGTATCCACAAACAGAAACGACATATTGATTCCCTGATACTGGGAACAACGCAGATGGTCTCAGACCTGGACCGTAAGACCTGCCTGCCCTGGGTGGACTGGAGAGTAACCTGTACACGGTCCAGTATCAATAAGACGAAGTTTACGTATTTCATTGAGAAAGTTAAATACGACAAGAGGCTGGATATCCTTGTCGCCACCAGCCGACCCTTCAGTATTTCCGTAGATGCTGGGAAACCGCGGAGTTACATCGGAGATGGCAAGATAACACTGTCCTGTTCCCCCAGGTGCGCTAACTGGAGAGCCTGCAATATGAAGATATACCCTCCGGAGGGAGGAAACATACGCTGCGGCCTGCAATATGACTGGTACTACCCGGAAACCGAAGAGGAGCGGATCGTGCTGGATCTCCTGAGAGCCGGGGTCGATACCTACGAGGAGCTGGTCGACATACTGGAGACCCAGGGGGATATGTCCGAGTGGGAGATACTGGAAACGATCAAGGTACTTAAATTCCGGAAGACGAAACGGGTGATTGATTACCCATGCGACTTCAGTATTTACAACTCAAAGAGCTCCCCCAATATGCAGAGCTCAGTGAGAATCAACGAGTAGAAGTTAGCACACAGAGAGGCAGCAGACCATGAAAATACCCAGGGAGTGTCACCACAGGATTAGAGTATATACCTCGGGAAAGAGAGTGAGACAGGTAGTTACTCCCGGGGGAAGAATAATTGAATCGAAAACGATGATAAGCCGGGCAAAGAATACCCGGACAGGACGAAAGCTTGCCCGGAGACGAAGGAGAATAAGAATATGATTGTAAAGAATATAGTTGTTGCTGCTCCCCGAGAAATAACCGGGACAGACATAAAGCTTCTGGCGAAAGCACACTGGGAGAAGTACTTCTTTAACCGGGTATCGCTTCCGGGGAAGTCGACAATTCTGCTGTGGATTTCCCTGGTCCTGGTACTGGCTATGATTCCCTTCCTGGTTTCCGCAGCACAGAATACCCGGTATAACAGTACATTAATAAAACAGTCCCTGACCGCCGTAGTTGTAGAAGGAAACCTGGAAACACTGGCCTTTCGCGACGGGAGCATACGCCTGTTTCAGGATAATGAGGAAGTGGCAACCGTACGATCGGTCCCGCTTCCAGGCAGTTCCAACGCAATCAATAACGGGAGCGTGGTCATGGTTCTGTTCCTGGTAACTGCAGTCCTTGTTACAATTGTGCGGTTCTGGTATATTAGTATTAAAAATACCTATATAGAGCGATGTGTAGGTAGATGGGAAGCTGGTTACCGTGAACTCCCCGACGAGAATTCTATAATCAGCTACCTGGATGGGATATCCCGAGTGAAAAAAGAATCGTAAGAGATAATCTTATAATAATAATAATTTATAAGAGATAATTTTAAGGGAGGAAAAAAGTATGGGGATCCTGGACAAAATAAGAGGAGAGGATAAGGGTATCCCGGTCAATGCCTCGTTCCGGATTACCGAGCAGGGTAGAGACAAGCTGCAGGAGTTCTCCGGGAACGCAACAAGTCGCATACTGGTAGCACTGGAGACAAGGGGAACAAGCACAATCAACGAAATCAGCGCCGCCAGTGGTGTAGGGCGCGGCCAGGTGGAAAGATTAGTGCCGAAACTGATCACAGCCGGACATGTTCAGTACGCAAGCTCGGTCACGAGTGACGATATATAGACGCAGGATTATGGGCAAAGAGGAAATCAGAAGTAGTTAGGAAGTATTAAAAAGAATATGAAGGGGGTTCAGATGAAAGCGCGGATGAGTAGACGTAGTAGGTTACTAGCTTTGGTGACTAGTATTACAGTAGTGTTGGCTCTTATGCTTAGTATTTCAGTACCAATTGTAACTGCATCTGGTAGTCTTTTGTCTATCGGAGTAAGTACAGATGTACGTAGCAGGACTATTCCTCCTAGTTGGTGGACAGACTCTAATTTGCATAATGGACTCTGGTACCAGGATTTTTACAACCCTATTTATGTGCAGGATACTCCACAGAGCCCTATTTATCAAGTTAGCTTTATGAAGATTTATTCTTTAGGTGGAACTTTGAGAGTAATGGAACTTAGTACCTATCCTAGAGCTTATATGGATAAAGATCCACACGTCTATACGGTAGACACTCCTTTTGTGGTGACACAGGACGACCTAAATGATTTCTATAACCCTGTGTCTATGACAGTAGGCTCACAGCAAACTGTAAATCCAGGAGACTTTATCTTCTGCGACACTCATAGAGTAGTTTGGGTAGTTGGAGATACTGCATACCATTATGCGGGAGATATGCTACCTGGGTCTTTTCCCACTTGGATTGAATCAGAGAGTCTTCCTACTCCGAAATGGGTGGATAATAGAACTACTGTTCTTCCCGCAGTGTTTCAGGCTGTTAAGGGAGAGTTAGCAACCTATGAGATGTATGAAGCTTATTTTAAGCAGGATACAGATACAGACTGGACTAAGATGCCAGATGCTTATTGGCAGCAGTTAGTTACTGCTTTTGGGGGAGCAGATACTCAGGTTAAGATAAATGCCAAGATAGGTAGGGATCGCTTAGTAGTTAGACTTCTGTATGACAGAGTAATGGATTTAGGTGGTTAATGAAGGCTAGACTTTACACAGTTCTATTTTCGGGCTTAGTGGCCTTAGGACTACTAGCGGGGATGGTTGCCCCTGCCAAGGCTGAGTCTCAGGTAATTATTGGAGGATATTATGATGCCTTGAGTTCCTCTGCTACTGAGTATAATGCTCTTTGCAGTGGATTTACCTGGAATATTACCGCCTGGAATAGATTATCAGTATTCCCTACTGCAGGGACGTTAAGCAGGTTTTCTGTAGAGCTATCTACAAATCCTGGAACGGATACGGATGCTTACACTATTACTGTGATGATAAATGGAAGTCCGTCTTCTCTAACAGTGACTTTTAACGCTGCCGATACTCAGAAGATAGACACGGATCATACGGTGGACATTACTGCTGGAGACACTGTGAGTATTAGGTCTACTATAACATCCACTCCTGATAATACTCCCACAGCTAGATGGTCTGCTGTTTTTACTGGTAGTACAGCTAAGTCGGTGGGGTACTCCTCTCCTACAGCAATGAGTGGGTACACTGGACCCACTACAGTACAGCAAACATCATGGGGTTACCAGTATCAATTATCTAATGGCGATATAGTTGAAGTAGGCGATAGCACCACTACTGATTTTAAGGCAAAAGTTAAGACTATACGTTATACAGGTGCCTGTTGGTTTTCGTTGGGCTGGAATGCTGGTGTATTCTCTCCCAGTCTTAATGGATTAACTATTTCATTTCCTTTTAACAGCAATACTAATGTTAGTGTTTATCCTGTAGAACCTAGTGTAAGGTTACCTGAGGGTGGCATTGAATACGATATACAGCTCCTGAAAAAACCTGCACAAAACTACATTACTCTTAATATTGACTGGCAGGGAATTACTTGGCAGAAAATCCTTCCTTTAAATATGGAGTATAGTGAAGCACGTTGCGAGGATGTATTTGGCTTGCAGGGTGCACCTTATACTATTACAGCAACTTCTATTATAGGCACCGATGGTATCACTTATAAAACAAGACCAGAATATGAAGTTAATTCTTATTTAGGTACTGCAGTAGCTCCTACTACCGATACGGATGTAATAGGCTGGAACGAGACTACACAGCAACCCATTACTTATTCTAATGTATCAAGAACTTATCTTTACATTCACCGTGGGCAGATGACCGATGCTCTTGGTAACAAGGCGTGGGTCGAAGATATTAACTTTGATGAGGTAGATAAGACTATTACGTTCACGCTACCTGCTGTTTGGATGCGTAATGCAACTTATCCTGTTAGTCAGGTTTGCGGTGTTGACCCTGCTTATACACAAGATTTGGACTATTGGGACAGCACAGATTACGGCGGTTCAGATGGTGTGTGGGGCAACTATGACCTGTACACCAACAAGGGTGTTCCCAAAGGAGCAACAGCAGAAATTATCGTAGCCAATATTCAGACTGGCGTGGAAAACAGATTAGGAGTCAGGACTGACGGTAGTTCTCTTAACAGACACGTTCAACAACATGAAGCAGAAGGTGGTGGGGAAACTCACTGCCGTATATTTGCTACCTGTCATGCCACAACGGGGTTGATAGAGTGTTATCACTCTGACGTATCTGATGACGACCTTTTCTATTTAGTGGGGTATTGGGAGAACGTCACTTTTACCGAGGATTGGAATATTACTTATTCTACTACTGGCGACTGGCAGACTAGGGATATGAGTTCATCTTATGCCGATAAAGTTCTCCACTGCTTGCTAGAAAATAGCGAAGCGGATACTGCTAATAGTATGGGAGTTAGGGCAGTTGGTTCGTCTCTAGATAGACAAATTTATGTACATGAACCTGAATCTGGAGGCGAGTCGCATCTGGATATGTTTGTTAAAGCAGATTCAAGTGGAGACTTACAGGTTACTAATGATGATACTGGCGGTAGTAATTATATCCGTATAGCGGGTTACTTTGGTTCAGAGATGGACTTCGTGGAGAAGTGGCAAGCTGTTACCTTTCTGAATGATAGCTGGTATAACGTTGACCTATCAGCATATATGGATGTTGATGGGAGAATGGTAGATGTTCTCTGTACTAATACCAGTACATCAGCAACTAAAATCTTAGGTGTACGGAATGGCGACGATACAACATTAGAGAGAAGTCTTACCGAACATGAGGATGAGGGTGATTCTCTTGAATATACAGGTTTTGGTATGTCTGCTCAGTCCAACTCGTCTGGTATAGTAAAGTTTAAGGGTAATGCTTCATGGGCATACTATTATCATACAGGCTACTTTAAGCCCGCATCTAGTTACAGTATTTCCAATGACCCTTCCACTGAAGCACTGGGACTACTTGCAGTTAATACCACATATTATGCTTTCGGTTCTGCGCCAAGTAATCCTGTAGGCGATGCGGAATGTACATTTATTCTTACCAACGCTGGTATTCAGTGCGACCTTGATATGCACGTAGATGACTTCACAGGTGGAGTAGGCTGGAATATTGATGCTACTCCTGAGGCAAATGAAGTTAAGATTACTGCTTATTATGGAGGACAAAACCCAGCATCTGGACTAGTGCTAACTAATGCCGACCAAGAGTTTTACGACGCATTGGGAGTAGGTGCACATATACATTGGGATTTTGCTTTACTTACAGGTTCCAGTTTTACCGATGGAGTTGCGAAGAGCGCCACTCTGACGATAACGGCAGTTGCCGAAGATTAGGAGAAATAAAATGAAAAAGCAAAACGGGTTTACACTTATTGAACTACTGGTAGTAATTGCAATTCTAGGAATACTTGTGGCTGTTGTGATGCCAAGAATAATCTCTTTTATTAGCTCTGGAACAGTTGCTGCAGCCAATGTCGAAGCGCACGATGTGCAACTGGCGGTGACTGCTTATATGGCAGACGAAGGGGTTTATGACTTTGACGGGGATGTTAGTCCTATATCCACAACAGGCGCAGAGACATTTCTCTCTAACGCTGGTAATCTTCAAGCAATTTACACAATAACGGACGGAGAAATAACTGGGGCAATGCCTATTGAAGGTGGTAAATATGCTGGGTTGACCTACACTGTAGAGAAAGGATGGTTTAAAACTTAAATGAAAGGAGGTGAGAAAACAAGCATGAAGACAATAAATAGAAGGATACTGAGAATACTAGCTGTATTAGTAGTTCTTAGTATTACCGCTCTGGTTCCACTGACTGCTACGGCAGCCACTACAGCAGACATTACCATTACTGCTACACCTGAGTATGTTGCTATGACTCTCAGTAATAGTCCTAACACATGGGCAATCGGTGCTATCGCTGAAGCAACAACTGTCTACTGGACAGCAGATACTTTAGTGCCAGCAGAACCATTAGTGGATGGCGATATGAAAGAAACCATTACTAATACTGGTAGCGTCACGTCTGATGTGACAATTGAGTGCGCTAACTTTACAGGTGGTGTGGGGTGGACATTGTCACCAGACGAAACTCCAGGTTCCAATGAAGTAAACTTGAGGGCAGGAATCACGGGTATGGCAAACCTGGCAGCCATGATCCAGGTAGAAAATGCTCCTGCGGAACTTATCGACAGCCTTGCTGCATCTGGAACAAAAATGATGTGCCTGATACTGGAAACAGGTACATTCACCGACGGAGTAGCAAAATCAGGTACGTCAACACTAACTATTGCTAAACACGTATAAAGTTAAACAGAGTACAGGTGGAAATCCTGCAAAAGGTTTTGAGAGCAACAGTTTAAATGATTGCTAGAGCCATAATAAGAAAGGAGAGGATGTAATTGCGAAAGATAAAGGTCATAACACTACTGGTGTCCGTTTTCGTCGTGCTTAGCGGCTGCGCGGGTACCCCGGTATCCCCAACTACGGAACCAACCGCCACAGTGGAGCCAGCAGCAACGGCAGGAACAGCAGTACCCACAGCAACGGCAGAGATAGCAGTGCCCATAACAACAGTAGGAACATCAATAGAGATACTAACAAACCCAAATCTGCAATTTATCTGGAATGTCCCTTATCGAGATCCTCCGGAGTATAGTCTTAAGCTGGAGGCATCCGTACCGAGCTGTCGCTGGGAGGTCGTCTCCGGATCTCCTCCGACGGGGCTAACCCTCGGGGTTGACGGGAGAATAACAGGAATTGCGTCCGTCCTGGATGAGACAGGTACCTTTACAGCAAAAGTAACCAAAGGGCGGCAGGTGGGCACCAGGGTCTTCGTTTACAAGGTTATCGATGTCGTCTGGGTTACTCCCGGTACAGTAAATATAGGAAATTTCAGTCCAGGGTCCCGTGCAGAGTACGCTTTTCGAGTACACAATGATTACAGCGTAATGAATGAACAGAAGACCGTTATTACTGACTCTACCGATATCCCGGATAGCCAGGGGTTCATCAGTGTCCCTATTCCGGTATCGCAGAAGCTGCATAACGGAGAACTGGACAGTGTGCTTTCTGTAGTAAGCAGCGAGCCCGCAGACAAACTAAGCTCAGTCAGCTATGACCCGGAGAAGAACATGGTTATAGTTTCGGGGTTCCTCCCCCTAACAAAGCGGATCATCAGTATCTCCTATGCCGCCGATTCCCTGTTCGGGGTCACCTACAAGGTTCTTGTCCCTAACGGGGAGAGGTACACAGAGCTGATGTCCAAGGTGAAAGAAGGAACGATATCTGCTTTAGAGCAGTCTGAGCTGGATGCAACAAAAGCGTGGGTCGGAATGGTTACAGAGATGATACAGGTGAAAGAGACTCAGTTCGTTCTGCGCCCTCATGAGACAAAGTCGGTAGAGGTGGCTTTCGAGATGCCGGAGTCGTTCGTACCAGGAGTTAAACAGTTCAAGTTCCAGACATCCTCTGGGAGAGCCGCGAGAATAGCAAGTGGAGCCCAGTTAAACGTAGCAACAGCGGTGACCTGGATCGTTACAATGAAGTAGACAAAAAAAAATAGAGGTTTAAGGCGGGAAGGTGAAAAAGTGGCTTCGAGTTCTCATAGCAGTAGTGTATGTGGTAGCCGTGTTGGCTATCCCTCTAACTGCTCTTGCGTCCGAAGTAGCCGATATCACTATCACAGCTACCCCGATATTCACTGCAGGAATTATCAACTTCCAGGTTACCTATATCAACGACCAACGCCTGGATTTCAGCTGGGGATATGGGATAGGCGCAACAAAAATCATGATCCGGGCGAAGTATGGAGACTATCCCAGTGATATACCAGATGAGAGCACAACACCAACAGACGGATATGAAGTTTATTATGGGAACGGGGTCACTGCAAGCGATACCTCGGTCGATTTTGACCAGAGCCCTGGCCCTATATACATTAAAGCATGGGGCCAGAAGGCAGATGGAACATGGTATACGACTGCTGATACCGGCCAAGAGGAGGGCATGGGGATGACACTACTGGCATTATCGATACTGGCACTTGGGCTTACTGCAGCAATGTTTGCTACTAAAAACATGATGCTGGGATTCCCCTGCGTCATCTTCTGGGGAGTAATGGGCGGATATTCCTACACCAGATCGAGTACAACCTGGGACTGGCAGTACCTGCTCTTCTTCGCTGCCATGGGAATGGCGATATTCTCTGCTATTGCCATGTATGCACTGCGGAAGAGAGATCTTGATCCTCCTAAAGGCGACTACCTGGACTCGGGAAGCTTTATAGACGAAGGACCGTCTCGCGGTAAAGGAGGACAGGGGGCTACTCTGGCTGCGGAGCCAGAAGAGTATGAAGAATATATGAACGATGATATGGATATGGTATACCGCCCGAGTAAACGGACCAAGGAACTGCACGCAAGAGCTGCAGCCCGGCGCTCCGGACAGGTACACCGAAAAGATTCATGGGGAGAATTTAAATGAGAAATATTATAGTTGCCGTAACAGGATACCTTCTTCTGGGAGCTGCTGCTCTGCTTATATTTGATCGGGCAACCGGGAGAAGGATTACGAACAGGATAGCGGCCGCAACAGGTGAAACACAGGTCAGGATGACGGAAGCAGGGAACCCCATGGGGGCAAAGTCAGCCCGAGCCTTTTTCCTTATTTATATGTGGCTGCTCTGGCCCCTGGTGTTACTGGGATCATTAATAGGTAGTGGCAAGAAAGGAGATACTGTTAGTGGGAAGAAAGAAAATGGATCACGTAGCCAGGATACAGGAACAGAACCGGAGAAAAAGTAAGGCACGCAAGCTGCTCCTGGGGAACCCTTTATCACGGAAAATAGTCGCAGCCAGAAGTCACGGTGCCGTGGTAAACGAGCTCTCGAATGGCTCTACTGCAGACCAGATTGGGAGACTGGATGAGCTGGTAGGAACACACACGGTTTCCGAGAGGAAGATGAAGGAAGCCATCATGAGGAAAGCTCCCGGGGAAATGGACAAAGCAATACGGAAATTCCGTGAAGAAGGACGGACCATTAGTGTAGAAACCCTTTGCGCAGAAGCCAAGTCCGATATTGAGTTCCGGAAACTATGCAGCAAAATAGGCCTGGAGTTATCGTGGTTTGAGACCCTGGCCAGCGAACGCATGAAGGTGCACGGTGTTGTATAACGACGTGTCAGAACGGAGATGTGAAGCATGAAGAGCGAATTCAAGGGAAACATTATCTCGGTCCGAGCAGTAGAGGACAGTATCCGGTCCACCCGGAAATACACCAAGGGAGCATTCAACCGCTCTCCGGAACTAGTTTCCATACAGGGCGGAAATTTCCCCAGCAAAACGGTAACAGAATACTATGAGGTGTACCCTGAGCTGGAAATCAGCTGGAATATGCTGGCAACAGATGCTTGGGCCCTGATCTGGGGAGACGTTACTCACATTGATATACGCTTCCAGTATGATTATCGCATTAACAAAGCAAAAATGGTCATTTACGGCGGAGCGGCAGTCATAAAAGAACTCTCTCGGGGAATACCCGGCTTCAGCAGCGCTCTTGACGAGATTCTGAGGCTGGAGAGAGAACAGGAAAGACAGGAGAGTAATGGACATATCGCGGGAGACGGCAACGGGCACTCTACCCGGGAGAACGGCAGCGGAGCTCTTGCAGACGAAGCCATCCCGGGACAGATGGTGGATAATAGCAATCGGGTCAGGACTGGTCTTATCCCCCGTCCATAATAAAGCTTTAACAAACCTGACAACGAACAGCAGGGGAGAAGTCGTATTCTTCCTGCCCGCTTTCGCTTTCCTTCTCCTGATCATGGGGACCGGGATGTTTTTGCTCAATAATTGGGATAGGGTTAAGGTGGTAGGGTGGGGGAGCAGGAACATCACGGTCCCTCTTCTTATTATCGCTACTGCTATCAGTTTATCCGGAATTACTGCTGGCGGGACCCTGCAGGACAAGATCGCGCCGCTGGGAGCCGGGTTATCTTTCCTGGCACTGTATCTCGCGGCACGGGTGCTGGGCAAGGATATATTCCTGCCTGTAGTTATCGGTGTCGTCGTTGCCGCTCTCGGTATCATCGCTTTCCAGATACGCACTCCCGGAGTATTCACTGGAGGGCTCGTATTCGAGGGGAACTTCGATGTGGCTACCGGGTTCATCCTGCTCGGCGCAGCATTGTTTCTCCATAAATGGCGCTGGGTACTGGTCAGCCTGGCTGTAGTCGCACTGCTGGCTTCCGGGGCTCCCGAAGCGGTATTTGCTCTCGGGATGCTGACCCTGGTTGTGTTAGTACGAAGAGACTGGTCCAGGAGAATGCTGGTTTCCGTAGCAGTTGTGCTTATTGCCGCGATAGCCGGCCTTGTCACCGGATACGGACCAAAGCTGTACTCCTATGTCGCGGACTCCCTCAACTTTACTCCGGTCGCACACTACGTTAGCCCGGAGGGGGTACCGACTGACATGTCTACTCTGGAAATCCGCATCCGGGTAATAAAAGACGCGATGAACAATATTAAGCCTCTGGGAGACGGATTCAATCTTACTGCATTCCGGATCAGTACTGTTCATAACGTTCCCCTGATAATCGTGCAGCAGCTGGGATACCCGGGAATGATTGCCGGAGCAGCCTGGCTGTGGATAGCCGTATACTGCCTGGTAAAAACAAGATGGAAGTATGCCTGGTCACTGGTCTTGATACTGTCTGTTTTTGACCACTATATCTGGACCCAAATCGGCCCCTGGTTCTGGGCCCTGGTTGGAGTTTCTACTGCGGCTGCTGCAGAAATACGTAATGACCTGATTTTCAGGAGAAAGTAGCAAATATGATAACTGGAAAAGTCGTAGCTGTTATCCCTTGCTACCGCGAAGGTCCCCATATCGCAGACCTGGTAAAAGCAACACAGCCCCAGGTGGACTACGTAATCGTAGCAGATGATAATAGTGACGACGAGACCGTACTGAATGCTACTATGACTGGAGCCAGGGTAGTCACGCCCTCCCCGCATAATCCCCGCGGTGTAGGGGGAAACACCTGGTCCGGCATCTGGTTCGCCTTATGCAGCGGTGCTGATATTATCATCACCATGGACGGTGATGGGCAGCATAACCCCGCGGACATCCCGGTCCTGGTGGAAGGGATAACAGAAGGAGCTGATATCGTGATCGGGTCAAGATTTCTCGGAGACTCGAGATCAATGCCTGCTCCCAACCGCTTCGCTAACGTTCTCCTTACCTGGATGGGTAATACGGGTGCGCCGCAGCAGATGAGGATTACGGATAGCCAGTGCGGCTTCCGTGCTTTCCGCAAGGAGGTATTCCGCGATATCCGCACCTCCGAGAACCGGTTCGGGTTCGTCGTAGAGATGATCATTAAGGCACGCAAGAGCGGGTTGAAGGTAGTAGAGAAACCGGTGACCTGCATCTACCCGGAAGATCCGTCTTTCGAGTCGTGGAAAAATAACGCCCGCCGTGGCGTCCAGCTCGTTGCACGTACGACACGCTGGAGGCTCTGGGAGAAATTTGGTATGTAGTAGGTAGCTGTTTTAGATGGATAGGTGTTGACAAATAAGCAGATATATGCACATAATTTTGGTATGAGACGGAAGCCCGGAACACTTGTCCCGCTAGAGCATGAAATTCTCAAGGAAGCCATAAGACTGCAACAGCAAGGAGTTGACGAGTTTTATGGCTTTTTGATTAGACGACAAGTAGAAACAGTACGGAAAGCACGCTCCCGTGGTCCCTTTCGCACTTTTCGTTCCCTTGTGGGATACGGAACACTCTACCGCGCCCTGGACCGGCTGTGCCGGCTGGGGTTCCTCGACAGGTACTGGGAGAACCCGGAGACCGCAGCCGCCCGGAGCGGATTACGAAGACGGTATTACCGGCTTACTAATAAAGGAAGCAGGTTCCCCAGCGAAATATCCCGTGGAGGTAAACAATGTTCTTGAAGGATGGTCTAAAACAGAGACAGATAGGCACCTTCGTCGGACTGCTCAAGATAATCATAGGTGGATTGAGTCCTTATATTAGCTGGCTCTCCTTCGCCCTGGTGGGAGTCATGAGTTTCTACACAACAATTAACCCACTTCTTGCAGCATACGGGATCACCCTGCCCTTCTGGGCATTCTGCCTGATTCTTTTCTTGATTATCGCTGCTGCCGGCATGGTGGAATGGGTCTTCATGATGCCGTCCTACTTCAAGGCTAGCAATCACCAGGCATGGGACGCTGGCGGCCCTTTACAGGAGAATATCGCACATATGCAGGAAGAACTGGATACAATCAAAGCCCTACTCAAAGCGCAGAACATCAAAGTGCAGAACAACGAAGCACAGAACAGCGAAATGCAGAACAAGGAGGGAGAGAAAGATGAGTAGTATTACGCTGGCCCCTTTTGATGAAGGGAAACTGAACACCTACTTGAAGTGGGTCAACGACCCTGAAATCGGAGCTCTTATCGACCACGTACTCCCTGTGACACGTACCGAGCACAGCCAGTGGCATCTCCGGCTGATTAGTGATGCTGATACCGTTGTTTTCAGTATCATGTCAACCTCTCACAAAGACATTACAGAAACCCCGGTCTACATCGGCAATGTCTGGCTCGTGGGCATCAACTGGAGACACCGCAACGCCGAGGTAAGAATACTTATCGGAGAAAAGTATATGTGGGGACGGGGATGTGGCACGAAAGCCCTGGATCTGATTACTAGATTCTCTTTCGACAGCTTGAACCTGCACAAGGTTTATGCTTATGTTCTCGAGGAGAACGAGCGTGCCGTGAAAGCATTCCGCGCCACGGGCTTTACTCCGGAAGGAGTATTGAGAGATGACCGCTTCCTGAATGGGAAGTATAAGAATGTTATGCTTATGGCCCAGTTACGAACGACAGAGGAAGCAGAGAGGGAAGTAAAAAGCAGATGAACACATATACATTCGACCGGCAATCAATCAAAGACGGTACATTACTACACGACTTTCCTGTAAACGTGATCGTGGAAACGAGTGCCTACTGCAATCTTAAATGCATTATGTGCCCACATAGTAGCTTGAAGCGTGAGAAGGGGAACATGAATCTCGACGTGTTCCAGAAGATAGTTGATGAGGTAGCGAGCATAAATCCGGATACCACTCTCTGGTTAGCTCTCATGGGAGAGCCCCTGATGAACCCGGGACGGCTGACCAGCATGATTATCTACGCCAAGAGACACGGGCTAACAGACGTACGGCTAAATACCAACGGGCTGCTGCTGACAACCCTCTATGCAGAGTCTCTGGTAAGTCTTGGACTGGACTATATTTTAGTTAGTGTTGATGCCCACCAATCCCGCACCTACGAAAAGATACGTGCCGGTGGGGACCTGCATAAGCTCACAAAGAACATTGAGTGCATTCTTGCCCTCCGAAACCAAAACCAGAGCAAGCTAAAAATAGTAACCCAGTTTATCATCATGGATGAAAATGAAACGGAAGTAGATGACTTCAAGGAGTACTGGCTGGAGAAAGGCGCTATCGTTAAAATCCGACCCAAATTGAGCTGGGGCAACACTGTACCCGCCAGTAATCTAAACCTGACCCAGTGCGACCGGACCTATCCGTGTCCCTGGCTGTTGCGGACAATGTCCATCCACTGGACCGGGAAGCTTGCCCAGTGCGACTTTGATTTTGAGGGAGAATACAGCCCGGGAGATATCACTAAGCAAACAATCCGACAGATCTGGCACGGGGAGATCCGCCGGAGACAATTAAGGCACTTCACGCGCGATTTCACACACCCGCTGTGCCGCACCTGTAAGGACTGGCAGGTCGGGAGATCCCTGTTCTTTGAAAAGGGAAAGGGAAGTGTAAATGGATAATCGACAGATAAATCACTTGCCTGAATTCTATGGATTAAAACGGGGAGCAGAGAAATTCCCTCTCATGGTAGTCGTTTCTGTTTCCTACGTCTGTAATTCACGCTGCCCGAGCTGTCCTTTCACTCAATCAGATCTGCGGAATAGCTACCGGGATGCCCTGTTTATTGCTCCGGAGCTGTTCAAGAAGATAGCGCAGCAGTGCGGACAATACGGGGCACTGCTACGGATCACCGGAGGTGGAGAACCATTGCTTCATCCCGAGATGGTAGACCTGATCGAGTACGCCGGGAAGGCGGGTGCCCGAGTAGGCCTGATTACCAATGGATCACTGCTCACTCCTGACCGGACGGAACGGCTTCTTAACAGCGGCATTGAGGCTGTTGAAATCAGCGCGGATGCTGCAGATGAAAAGACGTACTCTAAAGTGCGAGTAGGACTGGATTTCCCTAAGCTGGTCCAGAATGTACGGTATCTCGTCCTCCGGAGAGATAACCTCAAAAGCCGAACGAAAGTGATCGTTAGCATCGTTGACCAGAAAGAGCTATCCGGGAAAATGGAAGCTACAGTAAGTTTCTGGAAAAAGATTGTAGATAAGGTGCAGGTGCGCAAGTACCTCACCTGGGGCATCGGAGATGCCAGCATGTCGCGGGATCCTACACCGTTCTTTAAGGACAGGGTCCCCTGCCCGTTACCTTTTGAGCGCATCGTACTGGACAGCAGAGGAAAAGCAGTGCTCTGCAACACAGATATTGCAGGAGAAACTGACTTCGGCAACGCTAAAGATACCCCGATTGCAGATATCTGGCGGGGGGAAAAATTTGAAGCAGTACGGGAGCTACTGCTCGCGCGCCGGTACGAAGATATTCCTCTCTGTGCTAAGTGTGCCGACTGGAAGTACCGTTCGTGGAATTACAACTACTGGAAAGTGCTGGGAGATGCCGTAGCAGCGAGAACAGGTGAGGATAAAGGGAGGCTGGAATGAGACTGGCTATTTTGCAGCCGGCATATCTCCCCTGGATTGGGTATTTTGACCAGATAGCCCAGAGCGACGCCTTTGTCTTTTATGATGACGTGCAGTTTGATAAGCAGAGCTGGCAGAACCGCAACCAGATCAAGACACCGCAGGGCACTCAGTGGCTCTCTGTTCCCGTCCATACCCGGAACAAGCCGCAAATAAAGGATATCCTCATCGATAACCATAAGGACTGGCGAAAAGACCATCTGAAGAGTATACAGGTCAACTACTCCCGCGCTCCATTTTTCGAGAAATATATCTGGATTCTTGACGCCATATACTCCATTTCATGGGAGCGGCTAGCAGTCCTGGACACAACCCTCATCGAGCTGATAAACAAATTTCTGGGAATAGAGACTCCTCTGTTCTTTTCCAGCAAGCTGGATATACCACATACAGGGCAGGTACAGCGCCTGATTGATATCTGCCAGCATTTTGGTGCCAACGAGTTCCTGGAAGGGAGCGCCGGAAGGAACTACCTCTCCGGGGATGGAGAAAAGCTGTTCCAGCAAAACGGTATCAAGATTACCTACCACGATTACCAACACCCCGTGTACTTCCAGCAGCATGGAGAGTTTGTCCCCTACCTGTCTGTAATTGACCTGCTGTTCAACAATGGAACAAAAAGCCTGGAAATACTTACCCATAAAAAGGAGATGACTACATCATGAAGACTATCCTGGTTACCGGAGGTGCCGGGTTCATCGCCTCAAATTTTGTGCGCTACCTTCTGCAGGAGCATCCGGACTATCGCATAATTATCCTGGACTCACTCACCTACGCCGGGTGTATGGATAATGTTCCCCGGGACGAGAGAGTACAGTTCTGCTTCGGCAATGTGAAAAATGCAGAGCTGGTAAGTAAGCTGGTTGCGCAGTCAGATATCGTTGCCCATTTCGCGGCAGAAACGCACGTAACCCGCTCCATATTTGATAATCTGCTCTTCTTCGAGACCGATGTCCTGGGAACACAGGCTGTAGCTAACGCAGTAGTAGAACATAATGGGAAAGTAGAACGCTTTATCCATATCTCTACCTCGGAAGTGTATGGCACAGCTCTGAGCCGGGTAATGGATGAAGAGCACCCGCTGATGCCTGCCAGCCCTTATGCCAGTGCCAAGGCCGGAGCAGACCGTCTGGTCTACTCGTACTGGAAGACGTATGACATTCCCGTAGTCATCTTGCGCCCATTTAATAATTTTGGGAAGTTCCAGCACCTGGAAAAAGTGATACCCCGCTTCATCACATCCTGCATACTAAATGAACCGATCACCATCCACGGCAACGGTGCTGCCAGCCGGGACTGGGTCTACGTGGAAGACACCTGTAAAGCAATAGATAGAGCCATGCACTGTAACATCAACAAAATAAAAGGGGAGGTGATCAATATCGGCTCAGGAGAAAGCACCAGCATACAGGACATTGCCGGAAAGATACTGATGCTGATGGGTGAGAACAAACCACAGATAACCTACACCGAAGACCGGCCCGGACAGGTGTTCCGGCACACTTCTTCCACGAAAAAAGCTGCTGACCTGCTGGGATGGAAAGCGGGAACCGCGTTTCTCCAGGGGTTAGTACAGACAGTGGACTGGTACCAGGACAACAGGTCGTGGTGGGAGAAACAGGTCTGGATGCGGTCCATAGAGATAACAGGAAAAGACGGGAAGAAGATTATGCATTAAGGAGGGTATTATGAAAAGCCAGTCAGTCAGGAAAGAGTTTCTGCCCTTTTGTCGTCCCTCAATGAGCCAGGAAGAGGAAGATGCAGTAGTGGAAGTGCTCCGGTCTGGATGGCTCACCACAGGAGCGAAAGCATTACAGTTCGAGGAGGATTTCGCACAGTTTAAAGGATGTAAACACGCTGTAAGCGTCAACTCGTGTACGGCCGCTCTACATCTCGCGCTGGTGGCTCTGGGCATCGGTTCCGGGGACGAAGTTATTACTACACCGATTACCTGGCCGTCCACTGTCAATGTGATCATTCACCAGGGAGCGCGGCCCGTGTTTGTTGATGTTGAACCGGGAACACTTAATATCGACCCGGAGAAGATAGAGGAAAAGATTACCTGGAGGACTAAAGCGATAATCCCGGTACACCTTGCCGGACATGTTTGCGATATGGGACCCATTACGCGGATCGCACACAGGCACAACCTCTTCGTCATAGAGGATGCAGCTCATGCACTGGAAGCCGAGTACCTCGGTTATAAGACAGGAACTATTGGAGATGTTGGGTGCTTCTCTTTCTACGTAACCAAAAACATCACATCGGGAGAAGGGGGGATACTTACCACCAATGATGACAAACTCGCGGAGCTGGTGAGGATGTACAGTTTCGGAGGCATCGACCGGAGTGCCTGGAAAAGGTACGGGTCTGCCGGGTACAAGCACTGGGAAGTCATCTATCCCGGGTACAAGTATAATATGCCGGATATCCTGGCCACAATCGGAATCTGCCAGCTGAGAAAAGCAGATACTTTCTGGGATACCCGCAGAATACACAGCGAGTCTTATGATGCGGCTTTCCGGGGAATACCGGAGATAATAACCCCTACGCGCGAAGCCTATGCCAAGCATTCCTATCATCTTTACATCATTCAGATAGACACAGACAAGCTCACTGCAGACCGGGACGTTATCATGAACGCTATCCAGGATGAAGGCATCGGAATAGGAATCCACTTCCGCAACCTGCACCTGCAGCAATGCTACCGTGAGAAATACGGGTATAGACGAGGAGATTTCCCGGTAGCGGAACGGGCTTCAGACCGTATTATCTCTCTGCCTCTCTACCCGCGACTTACTCCTGATGATGTACAGGACGTGGCGAACGCGGTAATAAAGACTGTTAAGAGATACCGAAAGTGA